CTGTCTCTATTATATCTACTAAGATTAGAAAACCTAATCAGATTATTCAACCTTGGCAATTTGGCCACGGTGAAACTAAAGCTACTTGTCTCTGGCTTAAGAATCTTCCTAAGTTAAAGCCTACGGATATTGTAGACGGACGGGAAGCTCGTATACATAATATACCTCCTAGCAAAGACCGATGGAAGATTAGGTCTACTACATATTTAGGTATTGCCAATGCAATGGCAGAACAGTGGGGATAAATGGAACGTACTTATCAAGGTAGTAAAAAAATTTCTTATCTTAATGCTTTGGCTAAACTGAAAGCGTTGAAAGCGTCTTACGAATCTAAATCAGATGGATCTTCTGTGGTTTCTATGTTAACTAGGGAGATCGAAGAACTTAATTTTATAATTATTAACTGGGATACTTTAAGTAGCAAGGATACAGATGAACAAGAGAACACTAATTGATCCGGGCCAACATTGGCACAAGGATAATCTAGGCGACGAAGATTACATAGAAGTACCAGGTATTGATTACCCTAACTACGACGAACACTCTGAAGATAAAACTACATACAACGAACTTAATTGGAAACCTTTGACCTATGACTCAAGCGCTCAATCGTGGGATGAGGATACCGAAATCCCTTTCTAATTTTGTAGAAGGCGCTTGGGAAATAGCAAAAAAATCTAATCAAAGAAAAAGACATGTGTCTGTTATAACAAGGCAAGGTCTTATTCTTTCTGCAGAAGGCAACGCTTTTGAAGTACCTGACGCATATTCTTATAGAGGATATCGAAGTCTTCACAGTGAAATCCACGCTTTTATGAAAGTAAATCAACGAGATAATCTTAGTTTGTACAACTTTAGATTTAATAATCAAGGTAAACTACGTATGGCTAAGCCTTGTGAGATCTGCATGCCTTGGTGTACTGCGGTCTTTGATAACATTTACTATTCTAATGACGAAGGTAATCTTGTTAAACTAATTAAGGAACCTAATGATGTATGATAATCTATACGAAATTACTCGTAGAGAGTATGAAGTTAGATTGCCTGATGAAACTCTATTGGAGATTACTGTTGATGAGCATAACTTCACTGCGTTTTATCAAAACAAAGAACATGGAGTTTTTTGGGATGAAGTAGTACCCGCTTCTCCTTTGGAAGTACTAGCTAAGCTTATTCTTAAGGAGACTGAAAATGGAAGATAGGTTTGATGTCTACGGTCCTTACACTATTTCTAATGATAAAGTATACGTAAAGACATACTACTACCCGCTTGAGTTTGGGTCTGCTGATTTGAGAGATATTATTACTAAGAAGAAGAACGAACTAACTAAAGAACTTTCTTCTTGGTGTCAACTAGAACACGATAATGAAAGAGCTATGAATGCGACAGACTGATGGATGGGTTGTAGAACCTTTTGATCCTGTGGTTTATGTGGATAAGATGGGCGATGATTATGCTGTATGTGATGCAGCTCGTGTATCTTTTGATAAGACAGCTGATACATATACGCCAGAAAATAATCAGAAACTACTTAATTATCTAGCCAAGCATAAACACTGGTCTCCTTTTGCTCATGCTCATATTAAGTTTAAGTTTCAAGCTCCTATGTTTATTGCTCGTCAGTTTGTAAAGCATCAAATTGGTTTTGCTTGGAACGAAGTAAGTCGTCGTTATGTTTCTACAGAACCTAAGTTTTTTGTTCCAACTTTATGGCGAAAACGTCCTGATAACATGAAGCAGGGTTCTGTATTTGATGGAGCGGTTCCTGTTGAAGGCGACTCTCTTACTAAGTATGTTGATCAAATGCGTGAACATAGTAAAGACTATCGTTCTATGATTGCTGGGGGTATTTGTCCCGAACAAGTTCGTATGCTTATGCCTCAGTGCATGTTGACTGAATGGATTTGGACAGGTTCTCTACAGGCGTGGTGGCGTTTCTTTGAACTAAGAAGCGACTCTCATGCACAAGCTGAGTGTTGGCCTTATGCTCATGCTGTTAAAGAAGAAATATCTAATCACTTTCCTATGTCATGGAAAGCTTTACAAGGAACTAACAATGCCTAATTGGTGTGAAAATAGAGTGACAATTTATTTCGATACTTTGGATGACAAAGTTCTTTTTATTGATAGATGTCTTACAAAGTCTAGTGAAAATCTTGATTCTTATTTCCTAGATTTTCATAAGATCCGACCTTTGGGTTTGGGTGAAGATGAAAATGGTGAGCCAAATTGGGATTACAATGTAGCGGTAGATCTTTGGGGAACTAAGTGGGCAGTTGAAGAAATAGTAGCTGATCAAACTTGGGTAGACGATAAAGAAGATCTTTGGCTTCAAATGTACTTTGAAACAGCTTGGGCTCCTCCCGATGGAATCTACAATGAGCTTAATGCAATGTTTGACGATGCTGATATCTCTTGGTTTTATGACGAACCTGGTATGCAATTTGCTGGATATCTAGGTAACGATTAAGGTGTAGCCTCTATAGCTCAGTTGGTAGAGCACCGGCCTTTTAAGCCGAGGGTCGCTGGTTCGAGTCCAGCTGGAGGCATTAGCACTGGCAAGCTGCGTTGGCGTGTAGCGGGTGACTTATAATCGCCGTCATTTTCGTAGGTTCGAATCCTGCCCGGTGCATTGGGCTGGTAGCTTAGCGGTCTAAAGCTGTCGACTCATAATCGATAGATCGTCGGTTCGAATCCGACCCGGCCCATTGGAGAATATTATGTCTAAGTTCTGGGAAGATTTAGCTGAGTATGTAATAGAGCAATTAGAAAAACAAAAGATTGAAAAGAATGAATCTCTCATAAAAAAGTTAAAAAGTTTTCTTGGTAATAAAGAAAAGGATTCGTAATGGCATCAAAGACAAACGTAGGTAATAAAGGTATGATCCGTGGTCTAAAGCCCGGTCGTCCTCGTAGATCAAAGAAGAGCAAGGGTAATACTCCTGCTCGTACTTCTCGTTCAGGTAATGGAAAGAGGATTAGATGAGCGCACTTTCAGAAATTGAATACTTAGTCGGTAGATGGGTTCAAGATTGTATCCCACATCATTACAACGCTGAGAATAAATCAGATGCTTGGGAAGATAATTTAGAAAACTTCATTGAGGATATAGCTTCAGAAATTGAAGGTGACTTAGAACCTATGATAGATACGTGGTTAGATAATCATTTTGAGTATCGTATTGAGACTTGGGTTGATAGTCTCCCTGAAAACGAGGAAGAAGATGAAGACTGAATACTTTGGTATTAATGACAGCGGTGAGCTCCATAATCTAGGAGAATGGGATTGTTGGGACGATATAGAATACGAAGGAATCCCAAATCATTATTCTTGGATTTGGACTAGAGAATCTTTTACTCACTTTCTTTCTTATGGTGTAATGCTATTAGGAAGTAAAGAAGAAGGTGACGCTAACAACGAACTTTTTAGAAATGGAAAAATTAATGACTAAGCAACTTTATGATATTATTATTGACGTATGTGAGACTACTTGGTCTGCTGCTGAAGTTGTTATTGAAGCTGAAAGCATGGAAGAGGCTATTGCTAAGTTTGAACAAGATCCTTGGAAGAACGAGTGGGATCATTGGTCAACCTATGACAGCGAGGTTCAAGACTGGAGTGTTAATGTAGACGAAACTGAAAGAACTAATCTTTGCCATTTGGATGAAGACTGCTAATGAATGATGTACAAGATATTGATTGGTTTGAAGTAGCATCCTGTTTTTACTATGCTTCTGGCGGCGAAAGTGGTCTGCCTGATGATGACGGGCTAGACTATCTTTGCAACAAGTATGGTAAGTATTTTTCATACGATGAAGAGGAAGAATAAATCCTGCCCCGGTAGCTCAGCTGGACAGAGCAGCTGACTTCTAATCAGCAGGTCGTAGGTTCGAGTCCTACTCGGGGTGCTATGAAACTAGATAAATATATTAATACAGCATTGCCTATTGCTGTAGATAACAAAAGAAAAAAGAAGCATGTGTCTTTGATTGTTCGAAAGGGTGATATTGTTTCTGTGGGTATTAATAAAATGAAGACCCACCCCCTTGCAAAACAATACGGATACAGGTATAATGAAATACATTCGGAGCTAGACGCATTGCTTAAGTACAAGGGACCAAAAGATAAACTTGTTCTTGTTAACTTTAGGTTTAATCGTTTTGGTGATATGAGAATGAGTAAACCATGTAAGTTGTGTTTGCCGTGGTGTTCTGCGGTATTCGATAAAATTATTTATTCCACTGTTGATGGGATGGTCACGGCTCCGTAGCCCAATCGGCAGAGGCAATAGACTTAAAATCTATACAGTGTGGGTTCGAGTCCCACCGGAGCTATTTCAAGGAGACTATTGTGGGTCAGTTTAAGAACAAAGCTTATAGTTGTTGGGAAATGTGGAGATCAAATGTTGCTAAACCAGATTGGGATAAGATTGGCAAGGCCAATGGAGTCAGTCCAAGTATTGCCGAAGACATGGCAAAAGGATGGGAAGCAGAGATGTCTCGACAAGAAGTGGAACACGAACCTGATTGGATTGGGTAATGGCAAAGATTAAACAACACCATCCCGGATCTAAAAAGGGTAAGCCCCGTCGATCAAAGAAAAACAAATACGGAGTACGGCGTAGAGGCCGAAAGAACTAATGCATGGTAATAAAAAGCGAAGGGATTATAATCATAAAGATGATAGACCTAAGCAAAAGAAAGTAAAAGAAAGAGGCCGATCAACTATCAAATCTAGGTTGCGTAATCTAGAAGATAATTGGGAAATGGTTTCAGAAAAGTTTATTAAGGAAAAAAATAATGAGTCATGAAATGATGGAAAACGACTCAGCTGTTTACTTTAAGAACCCCGCATGGCATGGTCTTGGTAAGACAGTTGAAGATGCAATCACTGTAAGTGAAGCAATGGATATGGCCGAGCTTAATTGGGAAGTTGATAAGTGGCCGCTGTTTACTTCTCATGGAGTACAAGCATTTGACTATCGAGGTGTAATGCGAAGCGACACCAAGGAAATCATTGGTGTTGTGTCTCCTCGTTATCAGCCTGTGCAGAACTGGGAAGCGTTCAATCTTGCTAGGTACTTTGGCAGCGATGTAAAGGTTGAGTCTGCTGGTTCTATTCGTAATGGTCGTAATGTCTATCTCCTTCTTAGGGGCGAAACATTTGATGCGGTCCCAAATGATACGGTACACAAGTACATGGCACTGTTTTGGGGACATGATGGCACTGCGTCCTTGACAGTGCTTCCTACTTCTGTTAGAGTAGTGTGTAAGAACACTCTTGCTATGGTCATGGGACAAGCCAGAGGTACTTCTAACAAGATCTCGATTAGCCACAATGGTGACATCGCAGAAAAGATGCGGGCTGCTGAAGAGGCAGTCAAGAAGTTCAAGGAAACAGGCAAGCTATTTGAAAGCAAGGTTAAGCATATGGCAGCTTCTAACCCACGAAGAGAAAACATTAGTCAGTTCTTCTTGAACGTCTATGCTAATCTTAATAAGGTTGCTGTTGTTACTAACCCTTCTACTGAAAAGGAAGAAGAGGTTTACACAAAGGCACTTACTACTGTCAGTAAGTGGACTGAGACTTTTGAACTTGAGTCTCAGGATTTCGGTAACTGGAGTTATTGGACTGCTGCTAACGCAGTAACCAACGACATCCAGCATCGAGTTGCTGCAAGAGGAAAGAAGAAGTCCCCCGCTTCTTCAGCTTACAGCAATCTCATCGGTCAGAATGCTACAGATACCAACAAGGTATTTGCAATGGCACTGGCTGAAGTCTGATCAGACTAGGGATCCCCCTCTGGCTAGTATTCGCTCTACCAGAGGGGGTCATCCCGTTTGGAGGTTTCATGGAACAAAAACACGATCAGTTAGCAGGTGGTAATTGGAATGCACATAAACCACAAGTATGGAAAAAATTAAGAGAGAAGCATAAAAAACATAAAGCATCAGGCAAAGGTGGTCCTTCAATGCCTGAAAAACATGTGCCGTATGGCGGTGCAGGCAAGGGTGACATGAATAGAATTACTAACCAAACCAAATATTCTTTGGGCCTAGATCTTATACGCCTTGCAAAAGATAAGGGTAAAGATTCTGAAGAATATAAAGAAGCCCTTGAGGCTTGGAGGAACGCTTGATCTGGCACAAACTAACAGAAGAAGAAAAGGACATTAGAATACAATCACAAATATCCTTTGAAGAAAGTATGTTAGACTATGGAAGATCAAAGTATTGGCGTGAATATGACCGTGCTCCAGACGAAGGAATACCTGAACAAGAGCTAATTGATTCTTCTGTTCGTGAATTACAAGACTCTTATCAAGAATGGATAGATAAGGTTTGCTCTTCTGCACGCTGCCCTAAATGGTTGTACCCTCTAATTGAACTGGGTGCTAAAAAAATGGCTGACGTAACAATGCGAGCTATTGTAAGGAACTGGTTCTCTTCTTCTTATTGGGGATACAACTGGCAGAGCAATCAAATTGTACCTCCTCTTGCTCAATCTGTTGCCAGTCAAATAGCACAGGATGCTTTAGATATTATTGGATTCCAAAGAGCAAAAGATAACAACAGAGATGAGTGGCTCAAGCAATCTAAGTTTATAAAAAACTGGACAACAAAAAGATGCAAAGCATTCTCACTTAAACTAGAAGAGAATGTAAAGCTTTCAGTAAAAAACAAACATGACTTTGGTCATAACATGTTGCGCATTGCTGCCGCATCTAATGTAATTAAATTAGTTACGCACCGAACAAGAAGAGGAAAAACATTTAGAAACTTATTGACTGTTGAGTTTCACGCTTCTGTACTAAAAGAGTTACACAAGAGACATGAATTTTTACAGAACAGTGCCTTAATATATAGGCCAATGTTATCTCGTCCTGTACACCACAAGCTAGAATACTCTGGGGGCTACGTAAATTCAAAACTTAGAAAGCCTGTAGTACAAAGATACAAGTCAAACTTCTTTGGAGAAAAACCAAAGGATCAAAAGTTTTCTGTTCCTTCTCAGCTGGTGTTAGATGGGCTTAATTCTATGATGGATACAGAGTGGTCTATCAATACAAGAGTTTATGATGTAATGAAAACTTTGTTTGAGAATAATTCAGGGGTAGCTAACTTGCCCTACTATTCTTTTGAAGAGTTTATGTATAATGAGGAGTACCCTAAAGATGGGACTAAAGAACAACAGGCTTTGTGGTGCCAGAAAAAAGAAGAAGCTTGGGGCAAATGGTATAAGCAAGAGCAGTCAAGAGGTAGGATGCTTGTTCGGCTTGAGCTTGCAAAGGATCTTATCGAGTGCGGTTGGTTCTACCATGTATACACTTGCGACTTTAGGGGCAGAGCCTACACTGTTTGCGAGCTTTTGTCTCCTCAATCTTCCGACACTGATCGTGGATTGATACAATTCCACACGCCACAAAAACTAACAGAACGTGGAAGGTATTGGCAGAAAGTAAACATCGCCAATCTTTTTGATCAAGATAAAGTATCTTTAGATGAAAGAGTTAAGTGGGCTGATGATAACTTTGAAATGTTTACACGCATTGCTAATGATCCCTATACAAATAAAGAATGGTTAGATAGTTCGCCAAAGAAAAACAAATCATTCCAAAGACTGGCTGCAATCTTTGATATTGTTAGAGAAGATGGCTACAGTAGTATCCCAGTAAACATTGATGGCAAATGTAATGGCAACCAGCATTGGTCTGCTATCATGGGCGATCCGGTCATAGCAAAGCTAACAGGAGTTAGTCCCGAAGATGAGCCTCATGATCTATATCAACACGTTGCTGATAACACAACTGAATACTGTGTAAGACATAAAAAAGAAAACCAATGGTTTGAAAACTTTCTTTCATACTGGAATCATAAGATTGAAAGAGGGGTTACCAAAAGAAGTACAATGTGTGAGCCTTATGGTATAACTTTTTATGGCATTCAAAGATACATAAAAGAAGAAGGCCACTTAGATTGGGTGTCTAGAGATAAAAGAGGAGGTGCTATTGTTGAACTGGCAAGAGCAATAAAAGCAAGCCTTGATCTTTCTTTGCAAGAACCAAACAAAGGTAAAGAATATCTTAAGTCTTCTGTAGAAGAAGCAAACAAAAAGAATGTTCATGTTAAATGGACTACACCCAGCGGATTTAAAGTTGTTCATTACTATAATAAACAACAAAGAAAGAGATCATTGGCTGCGTTGTTTAATAAAAAAGAGCTTGTGTTTTATGTAAGAACAAATGACGTAAGCCCAAGAGAAGCAACGCAAGCTATCTCGCCTAACTTCATTCATAGTTTAGATGCAGCTCATATGTTTTTAACTATTGATATGATTATCAAGACTCATGGACCTATAGATTTTTGCATGATACATGATTCTTATGGTAGTCATGCGAATGATGTTGATATAATGAGAGACTGTCTCAGAAAAACATTTGCAGATATACATTCAGAAAACCAACTGGAAATTTTCAAGAATCAACTTGAAGAACAACTCGGTGTAGAGTTGCCACCAGTCCCAGCAAGAGGCAATTTTGATATTACATCAGTCTTAGAATCAGATTACTTCTTTGCATGAGGTACAAACATGGCATACATCGGGGTTCATAGCGAGTGCGACATGGAACTTGCAATCGATCACACAATTGAGGTTGCTCAAGGAAGCAGCCCAACAAAAGTAGTTACTTTAGTTTTCAATACTGAAGGAATGATGGAAATTTTTATGAACAATTTATTTGAAGAATTCGAAGTACAACAAGTTACCAAAAACAGCGGACTACATTTAGATATACACATAGCGGAGGAATCAAATGAGTAGGGTATTAGTTATTGGTGATTTGCACCTACCGGCAGAACGTCCCGACTATTTAGACTTTTGCCGCAACCTTAGAAAAAAATATAAAACAAACAAGACAGTCTTTATCGGTGATGTTATTGATCACCACAGTATTTCTTTTCACAACAAACACCCTGAAGAAGACTCAGCTGTTGCTGAATACCATAGGGTTCAAGAAGCTATGAAAGCATGGAAGAAAAGTTTCCCTGCTGCTTTAGTTTGTATCGGTAACCATGATGAAAGAATACAAAGACTAGGAGCAAGTGTAGGCATTCCCTCAATGTACATGAAACCTTATAAGGAAATTTATGATACACCAAATTGGGAATGGGAATATACTCATGTTATTGACGGGGTTATGTATACCCACGGAACGGGTCACTCTTCTGCTGCTGTAGTGCCTGCGTTAAACACCGCCAAGGCATCAATGACAAGTACGGTCAGCGGTCATATTCACTCTTCCGCTGCAATAGCATGGTCCAAAGGGCCAAACAACTCTAAGATTTTTGGATTTAATGTACCCAATGGGGTTGACGAGCATCACAAGATGATGTATTATGGTAAGAACTTCTTACGCAAACCAGTCAACGGGGCTGGCGTAGTAATTGATGGACATCCTTTTATGGAGATAATGGACTAATGGAAACTGTCGAACAACCAACCGATAGCGAAGATAAGATCTGGATTCCTTATGAAGAGATCAAGAAGTATCTTGGTTCTTTACAGGAAACTCTAGAACAAATGTCAAACAGCATTGTTGTTTCGTTGGAAATGATTGAAACAAATGCAAAACAAATTAAGGAAAATGATAATGAATAAGATTCAAGCTTTCACTACTGATACTGTTAATGTAGTCTGGTCTCACCTACACGCACCCGATGATAAGTTTGGTGCTGATTCCGCAAACCACAACATCACGATTCAAGTCGATGATGATCTTAAAGAGCAGCTTGACAATATGGTCAGCTCTGCTAACGCAACTAAGATCAATGGCTTTAAGGTTGATGACGAAGGACGTACTCTTCTTAAGGTAAAGTCTAAGGCTTTCGTAAAGAAGGGTGTTCACACTTTCCCTTGCCGTGATGCAAGCACTAACAGGACTGACGCAGTTCCGTTTGGCGGAGATACCGTAAGGCTTCGCCTCTCGCCCGCAGTTCTGTCTAGGGATAACTCGCTTAGTTTCTATCTTAATGGTGTTCAGATTATCACCAAGGAGATTCGAGACACCGGGGGCTTCGAACAGACTGACGGATTTGATGGGTCGAACTTTGTTCAGCCTGTTGAAAAGTCTAACGAAGATCAGGAGGCACCAGCTGAACCCGCTGGTTCCGATATCCCCTTCTGATGCCTGAGTGGTTGTTCCCAATTAGTCCAGTAGCAGCAAGTAGGCCCCGCGTGTCGAGGCGTGGGGCCTACTTCGCTGGTCCTTACAAAAGATTTAGGAAAGACATGCAAACCCTAGTGTCTACGGTTATCGGAGAAGATTTTATTCCGTTAGAATCTAAACTAAAAGTAGACTTAGAATTATTTGTAACACAACCTAAAACAACTAAACTTTCTTTACCAAGAGCTGACATTGACAACTACATTAAATCTATTTTCGATTGTTGCAACGGCAGAGTTTGGGTAGACGATGCCCAGATTAAATCTGTTTACGCAGTTAAACAATGGCAAGACAAAGGTAAAGATGGTTATTTTATTCTAGGAGTAGATGAACTATGAAACATATATGGGTATTGCTTTTGTTGGCAGGATGTACTACAATCCCAAAAGTACCGGGCAGCACAGAGCTGCTGACAACAGCCTTGGATCAGGAGTCTTCATCTTGCAACCCAATGCTGGGACTACTGGGGGGATTGTGTTGTCTGGGCGGAATGATTATGTTGGTGATAACTCAGGGCAAAGTAGGATGGAGGCCCATCATAGGTGGTATAGTATTTATTATGATAAACTACGCATTGGCAATGTACGCTCACTGGTTCTTTATTCCAGTAGCGATCTCAACAGGAGTCATCGGCCTAGCCTACACCTCTCGAATAGTTATCAAAATTCTAAAGAACAAAGAACTCAAGGAGCTAAAACTATGGAACTCTTAGCGTCAAACATTCTCGGTACAATCTTTTATACCTTAGTAGTCTTCGGGCTTGGTGCTCTAAGCGGTAAGAAAATCTGGCACTGGGTAAGAGCCTTCTTCCCTTGGAATAGAAAGTAGAATAAATGTCTAATGTAATTTCTAGAGAACAGTGTCCCTCTTGTGCTAAACACGGGAGGGATACTTCTTGTGACAATCTTGTTGTCTTTGCTGACAATCACAAGCATTGTTTTAGTTGTGGATATCATAAACGAGGAGACTCCAGCGTGACTCAAACATACAACCAACAAACTGTAAGTAATTTTGTAACCGGATCTGTAGTAGGTCTACCAGATAGAAAGATCAATGAAAAGACTGCACGTTTCTACGGATACCAGTGCATTGAAAAGGATGGCGGTCGCATTGAGATTGCTTCATTCTACAACAAGGATGGCAAGGTCGTAGGCCAAAAGCTTCGTGGTCCCAACAAGGCATTCCAGTGGAGGGGTCAGGCATCTAAGTCTCCGCTATGGGGACAGCATCTGTGGAAGTCTGCTGGCGGCAAGCGTCTGGTTATTACAGAGGGCGAAGTAGACTGTATGACTGTAGGTCAGTTGCTTGATTGCAAGTGGCCTGTTGTTTCTCTTCCAAGTGGTGCAGCAGGTGCGGCAAGAGCAGTCAAAGATAACCTAGAGTTTGTCACAAGCTATGATGAAATCGTACTTATGTTTGATATGGATGAAGCAGGACAAGATGCAGTCAAGGCTGTCGCTGACATCTTGCCTCCGGGTAAGTGTAAGGTAGCTACCCTGCCATACAAAGATCCAAATGAATGTCTTCTAAATGGTCAGGGCAAGTCAATTGTTCAGGCTATGTGGGAAGCACAGATGTACTCTCCAGATGAGATTGTACACGTATCAAACATTCAGAACGACAATAGTATTGATGACGTTCGAGTTTATCCTTTCCCCTTTGACGGACTATCAGAGTTCCTGCTAGGCCAACGAAGTGGGGAGATTACTCTATGGGCTTCTGGTACTGGATCTGGCAAGTCTACTCTGCTACGTGAAGTAATCTATCATCACCTTGATGAAGGACGTAGTGTGGGTGCCATTATGCTCGAGGAATCTCCTCAAGAAACTATTGATGACATTATCTCTCTTATGCTCAACAAACCAGTGCGTGCAATCAGGGCAAAGAAAATGATGAACAAGCTTCGAGAAGAACTAGGCAAAGCTCCTATTGATATCTCTGTAATTGACGATCTTACTGACGAAGAGTATGCTAAGGCTCGTAAGCATCTTGAGGCTACTAACCTGTATATCTATGACCATCTAGGTAACAATGGTTTACAGAACCTATGTGCTCGCATTGAGTTTATGGCTGTATCTCTGGGCGTAGATGTTATTGTACTTGATCACATTACCGCAGCAGCCGCAGGTCTGTTGACTACCGATAATGACTTTGATGGTGGCAGTTCTGAACGATTGCTTATTGACAACATCATGAAGGAACTGCGTGGCCTAGTATCTAGAACAGGAGTGCGTATCGATGTCGTATCGCAACTTAAGAAAACTCAAAAGGCTTACGAAGAAGGAGATAGAATTACCCTGCAAGATCTTCGTGGCTCTGGTTCTCTTGCTTCAGTTCCTAATACTGTTATTGCTTTGGAAAGAGATCGACAGAATCCTGATCCCCGTATTGCAAACACAACAATTGTTCGCGTGCTAAAGAATCGATTGACTGGTAAGTCTGGCATTGCCTCTTGCTTGTTCTACGATCACGGCACAGGACGAATGCGTGAGTTAGATTTCGGTATTGATGACGAAGGTAATGTTGTCAATGACTGGGATGCAGTATGATAGTAGTCGCAGGATCTGGTAGATGTGGCACCAGCCTAATGATGCAGACCCTCAACCTTCTGGGTGTTCCTTTAGTGGAAAACCCAGAGGGTTGGGGGAAACATCAACTATGGCTTGGTTACGAAGAGACTAACAACTTAAATCTCTCAAGCCTTCCTACAAATAAAAACCCAAAAGGGTACTTTGAACTTTCATACAATAAAATATTTGATATAATACACAACAAAGACACCGATAGGTATACTGGCAAAGCTATTAAGTTTACAACTCCAGAACTTATACATCTAGATCCAGATAAAATAGATCAGATAATTTTCTGCGAGAGAAGAAATATAAGGAAGGCCGCAAAGAGCATGGCTTTACTAGCTAGGCAAGATTATGATTACGCTGTAGAACATTGCCTTGAGTTTTGTTTTGCATCTATCTATCCTTCTGTAAAGATTAGAGACTGGGAGAAACACATGAAAATGTTTAACGAAACAACAAAAGCTTGGATGAAAGCTATTAAAAAACCTAATCTACATGTTTGGTTTGAAGACTTAGTAAATACTCCAGAGCCAATAATACAACACCTAGGAGATTTTCTTAACTTAGATAACCCCGATACGTCAGAAGCCCTGAAGAATGTGGACAAAAAATGAGACTTGTATTCGACATTGAAGCCAATGGTTTAACCGAAGTAACTATTGCAAAGAATAAAGTACATCAAGAAGCTGATACTGTTTGGTGTATTTGTTTGTACGATTTAGATACAAACGAATCATACAGCTTTGGCCCCCATCAAATTGAAGATGGCGTAAAGATGTTAAGAGAAGCTACTTTGGTTATTGGACACAATATTATTTCTTATGATATTCCTATGCTTGAAAGACTCTACGGGCCTATCAATCCGCCAAATGTATTTGATACCCTAATTGCATCAAGACTAAAGTATCCTGACAGAGACAACCATCCTTTTGGTAGCAACTCTCTCAGAAGCTGGGGTATTCATTTGGGTTGCTTTAAGGATGATTATAACGAAGGCTTTGATTCCTATTGTGCAACAATGCTAGAGTACTGCAAGCAAGATGTAGAAGTAACTCGCAGAGTATATGAAGAGTTAAAAAGTGTAGAAAAGAATATGGAGCTTCCATTTAAAATTGAACAAGCTATTGCAAAGATCATTGCAGAGCAAACCGATAATGGCATGGGCTTTGATTTGCATGGTGCTAATGAACTAGAGCAAGAGCTACTTATGGAAAAGGTCACAATTGAAGATGAGTTCAATGAAATCTTCCCTCCAATTGTAGAAAAAAGGTTTCATAAAACAACGGGCAAGCCGCTTAAAGACAAGGTAACTTACTTTAATCCCGGCTCTAGAAAAATGATTGCAGAAAGATTGAATGAAAAGTATGGTTGGAATCCTCCTCAAACAGAAAAGGGTAATCCCAAAGTAGATGAAGCTGTTCTAAAGGGACTAAAATATCCTGAGTCAGAAAAACTAATCGAATACTTTTATACAATAAAGCTGCTTGGTTTTATTCACGATTGGATTACTCGTTCCGTAAATAGTCGTGACAGTAGAATTCATTCTAGTACCAACACTCAGGGTGCTGTGTCAGGACGAATGACATGTAGCCAACCAAACTTGCAACAAGTATCTAGTGATCCTCGTGCTCGGTCTTTGTTCAGGCCAAGAGATGGGTGGGTACAAGTGGGTATTGATGCTTCAGGTTTAGAAGCTAGGCTGTTAGCAAACAGAATGGCTAAGTATGATGACGGTGCCTTTGGGGATGTAGTTCTTAATGGAGACATCCACTCAGAAAATCAAAAGGCTGCTGGACTACCTACTAGAGACAACGCAAAGACATTCTTCTTTGGTTTAATCTACGGTGCTGGAGACAAAAAGATTGGTAAGATAATTAATCGAGACGCAAAAGCGGGTAAGGAAGTAAAGGATAGATTCTTCCATAAAATGCCTGCATTAAAGAAGGTTCTCGATAACTGCCATTTTCAAATTGCAAAGAAAGGAACTATCACTTTGCTAGATGGAAGAGAAGTCCCTTGCCGTGCTAAGCACAAAGCATTGAACGTACAAATTCAAGGTGATGGGGCTATACTAATGAAAGTTGCCCAAGCTATTCTTTATAAGAAACTAGAACAACAATATCCAGATGATTATTCTTTTATGATTACTGTTCACGATGAATGGCAAATTGAGTGCAGCCCAGACATCGCATCAAAAGTTGGTCAAATGGGATGTGACTCTATTCAAGAAGCAGCCAAGTTTCTTTCTTGCAAAGTACAGATGGATGGTGAATATAAAATTGGAAATAACTGGAAGGAGTGCCATTGAAATCTAGGATACAGGTGTGCTTTTATTCTTCAGAAGTCTCAGAGAGAGATCGCTTTGTTCAGTGGGCTACTGGGTCTGACGTTATTCATTGTGGTATAATGATTGACTATGAAGATATGAGCATTGTACTTTGTTCAGATAAATTTTTTAACGCAAGATTTATTAACTCAAAAGCATTTCATGAAAGGTACTTGACACCAAAATATATTGTAGACCTTGGTGAAAAAGATATCTCTGTTCAACAATTAGTAAATTATATTGACTGTAGTTACAGAGGAGACTTTAGGTCTATTGCATTCTGGTGGTTTGGTGGACGTTATTTATTTCCCACTCTCATACCAAAGACTTGCACTCTATTAACAACACAACTTCTTAGAATATGTGGGTACAAGATAAAAGATTTTGTAAGCCCTCATCAACTATTAAAGGAATTTAAAGATGCAACTAATTATCCTATCCGGTCAAGCGGGAGTGGGCAAAACAACAATAGCTCACATGATTGCTAAAGAAGCTTTTGAACTTGGGTTTATTCCTGTTATTGGTTCTTTTGCTAAAGCACTAAAAGAAGAAGCTGCTGAAAGAGGCTGCTCAAAAGAAGAAAACCCAGAAGGCTATCGAAAGTTTTGTCAAACTTTAGGAGCAGAAAAAAGACTAGAAGATCCTATGTATTGGGTTAATAAGTTTAATGAAGGCTTAGATAAACTAGAGAAAAAAGAACAAAGAGATCTTAAGAATAAAGAAAAGTATTGGGAGCGTTGTGTTATTGTAGATGACTGTAGATACGCAAATGAACTTAAGTATGCAAGGGAGAAAAAAGCTACGACAGTCTTTATTATGTATGGTGAACGAGATAACCCTAACAAAACAAAAGGCTGGACTAATCATGAATCAGAAGAGATGGCTAACACAGTAGCAAACTCACCAGATCAATTTAATAATGTCTTTGAATACTTTCTTTACAATGACGCTGATATTAAGTCATTAGAAGAAAAGGTTAAAATAGCTACTCCCTTTTGGTGTAAGATACAAGCAGATGAAAATGCACCGGAAAGAATGAAAGAAATTTCTAGATGTATTTCTAATTTAATTGACTTGTTACTTCTTAGTTCTCTTGAAGAAGAAGAAAAGAAAGGCAACAATTTTAAGGAAGGCGCAGACTAATGAGCAGATGGCAGACAAGATCAGACCCCTATGGACCTTACAGTATTTCTCAAGGAAAGGCTTTTATAAAGTATAGCTATGTCCCTTTTGATTTGGGTAGTTTAGAACTAAACACCGTAGTAAATAATAAAATACAAAAGCTAACAGAAGAACTTGATAAGTGGAATGAGCTTTTAAAAGAAAACAAAAAACTATTGGAGATGCGAAATGAACCAACCTGACTCTGCTATTCTTGATGGAGATATATTAGCTTATCAGACTGCGTTCTGGGCAGAAGCTCACGATCCTTCTGAGTTTCCTAAGAAACTAAAGGAGTTAGTAAAGAAATGGACTCCTAGTAATGTGTCTTCCATTAGAGTAGCATTGTCTTGTAGTCGTAGCGATAACTTTAGAAGAGATGAATGGCCTAACTATAAAATTAGCAGAGAGGATACTTATACTCCTGAGTATTTAAAAGATATCAAAGATTACATTCACCACAATTACTTCACAGAAACGATTGACAAGCTAGAGGCAGACGATATAATGGGAATCAATGCCCCAGAATCAATTGCTGTTACAATCGACAAGGATCTTAAAGGCGTTTCTGGTTGGCACTTTAATCCAGATAAAGACAAAGAGCCAAAGTTTGTTGACAAAGATTCTGCTTATAGATTCTTTTGCAAGCAGTGGATGACGGGCGATGCTACTGATTGTATCCCCGGATTGTGGAGAGTCGGTCCAAAAAGAGCCGACAAGTTCCTAGATGAATGGGAACAAGCAGACTGGGAAGATAGTATTCTTAATTTATATTTAGAAGAGAAGTATATGGTTAAAGATCCTTGCGGACTAGAGCCAGAACAAGTAGCGATTGCAATGGCACGCTGCGTAAAAATCCTAGATCATACTCAATATGATTATAACACCTTAGAACACACACTTTGGAACCCTAAAAATGGGTCATAAAGACAAATTGGAGAATTACATGGACAACTTCCAGCAGTTTATTGTCACCAGCAAGTATTGCAGGTGGATTGAAGAGGCCAACAGAAGAGAAACTTGGGCAGAGTGTGTGGACAGATACTTTAATTATATGATGAAAAGAACAGGGGCTGAATTTAATGCCAAACTTAGAGCGGCTTTTTCCGAAGCTAAGGATATGGTATATAACAGAGAGATTTTCCCTTCTATGCGGGGTCTAATGACTGCTGGCCCTGCTGCTGACGTAGATGACACCTGTCTTTATAACTGTTCTTATGTAGGCATTAACAGAATCAGAGCATTTAGTGACGTAATGTACATTTTATGCTGTGGTACTGGCGTTGGATTCTCTTGTGAGTCTGAAGAAATTAACAACCTACCAGTTATCCCGGAGTCTATCGAACGAAAAGAAGGCATTGTTATTCAAGTTCCTGATAGTCGTGTAGGGTGGGCTGACTCCTTCAAAGAACTTCTTAATTACCTGTATGAGGGCGTGCATCCTACATGGGACACGTCTTTGATCAGGCCTTCCGGTGCTAGGCTCAAGACCTTTGGAGGCCGGGCATCAGGACCAGAGCCTCTTGAACGACTGTTTAGGTATGTAGTTAACCTATTTAACAAAGCAAAAGGCCGCAAGCTAACTAGCCTAGAGGTCCATGATATTGTCTGCCTTACTGGCGAGATCGTTATTGCGGGTGCCGTTAGGCGTTCAGCCCTTATTTCTTTGTCTGATCTCCATGATGACGAGATGGCTAGGGCTAAGTCAGGCCCTTGGTGGGAAACTAGTGGACACAGAAGCCTTGCAAACAACTCAGCTGTATACGAAAGCAAGCCAACTATGAGCACTTTCCTAAAGGAGTGGTCTACTATCTTTGACTCTAGGTCAGGCGAGCGAGGCATTTGCAATAGAGAATCCTTGAAGTGGCTTGCTGGTAGAGTTGGCAGAGATACTGACTATCGATTTGGAACTAACCCTTGCAGCGAGATTATCCTAAGACCAAATCAATTCTGCAACCTAACAGAAATTGTTATCAGACCAGAAGATACAGAAGAAACCTTAGCTAAGAAAGTTAAGTACGCTACTTTCTTGGGTACAGTACAATCATCTTGCACTAACTTTACCTATCTAGATGAAGAATGGAAAAAGAATTGCGAAGAAGAAAGATTACTAGGAGTTTCTTTTACTGGCGTATATGATAACAAGCTTATGTCGGGTCAGCTAGGAATGCCCAAGTTAAGGTGGGCCTTAAAGAATCTAAGAGACACAGCCCAGCTTGAAAATTATGCATGGGCAAAAGAACTAGGAATTAATTCAAGCTTATCTATTACATGTTGTAAACCAAGTGGAACCACAAGTTGTGTCGCTGGCACTGCTTCTGGTATGCATCCTAGATATAGCGAATTCTATATTCGAAGGGTAAGAATTGATGTAAAAGATCCTATCTGTGAGTTTATGGTTGAAAAAGGATTCCCTCATGAGAAGTGTACAATGAGGCCAGACACAACTATGGTGTTTGCTTTTCCTATGAAGTCTCCAACAGAATCTATTGTTCAAAAGGATTTATGTCCTATTGATCACTTAGATCTTTGGTTAGAATATCAAACAACTTGGTGCGATCACAAACCTTCTGTAACTATCTCTTATTCAGATGATAAGTTTCTTGCAATTGGGGACTGGGTATGGAAGAACTGGAATATGGTTTCCGGAATTTCTTTCCTGCCTTACAATGACCATATCTATGAGCAAGCACCGTTTGAACCCATTGACGCAAGAACTTTTAATTTAATGAGAGCTACTATGCCTACCGATGTGGACTGGACTGAGCTTTCTAATTACGAAACAGAAGACAACACATCACAAGAAAAAACACTAGCTTGTTCTGGTGGTTCTTGTGAAGTTGTTGATCTAATAAAGGAGTAAGCATGAGTATACATGGTTTAGACATGATCTACCGTAAAATGAAACTTCGTAGTGAAATTTTACCAGCAGAAATTATCCTTGTTGTTAAGGATTTCATGGTACGAATTGAAGCTTTAGAAGAACAACTAAAGAAAATGCAGGAGGAATGCAATGCCTGTCGAACCGGAATGGAAGAAGCTCCCAAGACTGGACGTAGAACTGGTGGAGTTTCTAAGAAAAAAGTATCCTCCGATTGAGTTTAAAAACCAAAGCAAGGAAGAATTTTTAAAGCAAGCTATAATGCAAGCTGGTGCTGCTGAAGTTATTGCTAGTATCGACCGTATTATAGAACTTCAAAATAAAAAGGGGTAAGTCATGACCGCAGGACAATTCGTAGATGCAGCAACTAGTTATAAAAAAACTAGGGGTATTGCTTCTAATAACCACAGAAACGAATATATTGGATCGTTTGAGGTTAGGAAGGATACAAGAACACAACTTTGGTATCTCAAAGTAAACGAAGATCGTTTAATTGGAACTAAATACCCTAGCCAAAAAGAAACGCTAGCTGTTCTTCATGGGTTGTTTACTGGTATGGATGCAAAAAAAGAAGGCATGAATGCTGTCATTGCAAAGATGGTTTCTGAAGGTCGTGGTATTATAGATGCTTCTACTGCTCTTGTTGACGATGCTATTGTATGGGCAAAGATGCAAGAAGATACGGCTACTGATGATACAAGTGGTTTAGGAAGTGCTCCAAAGAATCAAATGACTATAGAGGCAGATACTACTACGTATGCTGATCAAGTTGGGTGGTACAGAGATAATAGCGAAACAGCCCAGTCTTTTATAGGTGGATCAGATGGAGATAACGGTTGGGTTAAGCTTGATGACAATACCACACAAAATTACTTTGAAGGCAATGGAGATCATGGAGTAAAACTTAGTATAGCTACAAGTGCTAGTGATGGAACACAAATTGTAGCTGATTGGTTCGCCACTGATGCTGCGGATAAAGTTTTAATTTTAAAAGAATTAACTGGTGGTGACATTACTGAGTGGGACTTTAGTGACGCAGACTTTAGTGAATCCTCTGGTTCTCTTAATAGAGTAAGGCTAGACTTATCAACCAATGGCACACAAGCTACTGCTATTAATAACTATCTTGCAAGTAAGTGGACCGGCTCTGGTTCGTGGTACATTCAATTAGGCAAGAACCAATTCTAGGAGTAGCATATGACTGGTCAATTTAATGCTGCTGACAACAAAATCTCCAGAGGAATTGCTGGCGGTATTTATAGAAATACAAGAATAGGCTCCTTTAAAATAGGAAAGAATGAAGCTACAGATCTTTGGTATCTTCTTATTAATCAGCAAAGATTGATTGGTACAGAATACCCTAGTCAAGATCACGCATTGTCTGTACTGCATGGTATCTTTACTTCTAATGACGGCAGCACTGCGGGAATGAATGCAGTTATTGCACAGATGGTTGCAAGAGGTACAGGGATTATAGAGGCCGATGCCACAATTGGAACAGTCACTATTAGCGGTGATGCTAGTATGGATGCTGGTCAAACTAAAACTTATACAGCTGCGTTTGATGGTACAGCAACCGATGCTACATATAGCTGGTCTTCTCTCCAGACAGGTACAGCAAGTACGTCTTTCTCTACTACAACAGCAGCTTCTACAAATGTTACATTAACAGGAAACGGTTCAGTTACTTTAACTTGCACCGTAAGCTCTGCGTCTTCTTCAGATAGCCCTTCGGTTGATACACATGCCGTAAGCGTTACCGCAAACTCTCAAACAAACATTAACCCAAGTGGTATTCCCGGAGCAGTGGGAGTCTTATCTACTTCTAACCTTAGCGTAGGTGACAACGGATACGATGATATTGGTTTACTTCAAATTAACACTGTTAATAATGCTAGTGCTACATTCTATTTCTGGTCTCCTAGATCTAGAGATAGATTTAAAGAGATGACATATTTTGATTTAGAAGGTACGTCTATAGATCCATCATCTAAAACATTTACAGAACTAGCCGCGTCATCTTCCCTTGGTTTTGGTTTGCTTCTTAGTGACGCTACTTTAGGGACAACTTGGACTACTGCACTAAACGCAGGAAGCAATGTAGACATTGAATACTCTACTACAAACGACTCTATGCAAACTATTCAGATCGTGAAGTGGGCTAGTATTAACACCTCTGCTAAAACTGCTACGGTTACTACTGAAGTTCCTGACGTACTTCCTTCTACAGAAGTGATTGAAGATAGCCAAGCTACTTCACTTCTCGTAGGCAAGAGTAATAAAGAACCAATATTGTTTAATGGGTCTGCTGCTGATGCTTATGGAGCATCTTCAGGAACATTCCCTCAAGGAGGTCACAGTCTTTCCGACAATACTCAATGTGACTATTATTGGTCTAAGTTCCAAATCCAAATGTCTACTCCAGCTAATCCTTTAAGTTCTGTATATCAATGGGATGAAACAGAATTCCCATTAGCTGCTAACGCTCAACAAAATAAAAATCAATGGACCGCAGGTTCGTGGAAACATATAAGTAACGGAGACTCGGTTCGTTTTAAGGTGTATCACGCCTCTCCCTTAAATAATAGGCAATTATTATTTACTGTAGGCTCCAATCTACAAGATGCTTTTACTAGTGTTATTCCTTTAGCAGGGCCTCATGAGCTTGCACCGGGTAGTGGCTTTGGATACACTAGCGGTGGTCCTCATGATCATAAGTTTACTTTGGATTTTACTTTCTCAAAAAATAGTGAAGGTTTGTTAGAATGGATGACCAATAACCAAATAAGTTCTGGAGCAGATGCTCAACTTTGGTTTAATGGATCTAAAGAAAGTGACTTAACGGCAGCTATTGGTGCTGCTTCAGATGAAATTATTTTTACAAGAACTGACGGAGAAGCGTTAGTTGCTGGAAGAACTTATGAACTTAGACATGTTTAGGAGAAAACAATGACAAGCATTCAATTACCTAGTGTACCACTACCAGTAGTAGGTAATATTATTACAGACTCTATCTGTCCTATTGTATGGTCAGAGACTAATACACGATTTGAATTTGCAACTAAAGAACAAATGGCTGAGCTTATCATAGCTACCTTAGTTGAACAGGGTTACATTACTGCTCAGGAGGAGTCCCCATGACAGCATCTCAAGAACAAATGATGGCAGCAATGCAAAAAGGTATGGCCCCTAAAGCCCCAAGCCCTGAAATTAAAGGTGACGAAAGTGCAGAGGCCAAGGAAGGAAGAGCTACTGATACAGTATTAGCTCACCTAACAGCAGGAGAAGTCGTAGTTCCCGTAGAGTTTCTTCAGAATAACAGAGACAAACTTATTCTTTCTAGGTTATTTGAAAAATTTGATACCAATATTGACGAATATACTGTAGGTAATGAAGCAAATAAAGTAAACCCAGAAACAGGAAACCCTGAATTTTTCTTTCGTAAGCTGGTTAGTAAAATTACCGACGACGTTCTTGGGTTTGATCCCGGTGGTGGTGGTATTTTTGATGTTCCTGTTATTGGTGATGCTTTTACTTATTTAGGTGCTGGTTCTCCTTTCTCCGGATTTATGCCCAGTTTTATGACAGGCCCAGCTCAAACTAAAGTAGCAAGGGAATATCTACAAAAAGATATTGAAGAATCAGAAAAAAGAATGAAGGCTAGATTAGATGAATACTCTGCGAATATAGATGCAAAGGTTAAACAAGCAAAAGAAGAAGGCAAGAAACAAGTAGAAGAAATGAAAAATGTATCTGTTAGAAGTAAAAAAGATTTTGAAAGCGTAGTTAAGGGCAGAATCAAAGCTGAAATGGGACAGTCATTAGCCGGTGAAGGAGCAGCTGCTGGCGGTGGAGTAGAAAAATCTGCTGCTAAATTTAGTAAACGTAAACGGCGTGTAAAACGTGCTGTTACTAAATCTTCACGACCAAGATAAGGAGATTACTTATGGCTTTTGGAGATATGAGCGTACCCATGCTTTCTGGCGAAGAACAAGAAAAACTTCTTGAAAAAGAAGCCGAGCTTGCTAAGGTTCGAGATGAAGAAGCAAGAGCTTTTACTGAAGAACAAGAAAGAATGCGGGAAGGAAGAGAGCGTGCTCAAAGAATGCTCTTAGAACAAGAAGAAAAAGCTAGGCAAACAGAATTGCGTCAGCAAGAATCAGAAGCAGCAGAAGTAACACAAGAACTAGAGGAAGAAGTAGACTCAGACTCTGCTGTAGCTTCTATGTTTTCTGCCTTAGCTTATGGTACTGAAGGTCTTCCTGAAGATATGGAAGATACTACGGATCAACGCCCTGAATAGGAGAGTTAAATGGAAACTTTAGCGGATAAATTTAGAGTGCTCGATAGTCTTAGGTGGAACAAGCTTGAACGCTCTCGCTATTGTTCTTCTTTAACTATTCCATCAATTTTGCCACCAGAAGGTTATACCGAACAACAACAACTTCCACAACCTTTTAGTTCAGTAGCCTCTAGAGGGGTAACCTCTATGGCTTCACGAATGCTTAGTGCTTTGCTTCCTTTAAACGACATGCCTTTCTTTAAGTTTGAACTTGATTCAGGAGATACAGGAGACACCGAAGTACAACAGTATTTAGAAACACTAAGCTACCAAGTCTTTAATAAAATTTCAAGCGGCAATATTAGAGAAATTATTTATCAGGCTCTTCAGCATTTGATTGTGGTAGGAGATGTCATGATTATTATTGAAGATGACATGAACTTTAGGATTGTAAGATTAGATCGTTACGTATGCAAAAGAGACGTTTACGGAGATGTTGAAGAAGTAATTTATATTGAGTATGAAACAGTAGAAGAAGAAAATGAAATGGCAGTTCTAAATACATCTATGACAGCTATGGAAAATAAACATGGGTATAAAGAAATATTCACCCAGATTAAGAAAACAGAAGATGGTTGGTCCGTTAAAAAAGAAGACATGGATGGTGTTTCTTTAGGCGGAGGAGATTACAAAGTAGCTCCTTATATATTCTTAAGATTTTCTGGCATTCCCGGAGAAAACTACGGTCGTTCTCATTGTGAGGATGTTATTGGAGATATAAAAACCCTTGAAGGATTTACAGAAGGAATGATTAACGGTGTAGCAGCTGCTTCATTGTTTTGGATGGGAGTAGATCCAACTAGCATTACAGATGTTGACGACATTGCTGGGTCTCCAAGCGGATCTTTTGTTTCTTCTAGGATGAACGAAGTGTTTACAATATCCCCTGCGGCTACAATGAACCCACAGATTCAAGCAACGCAACAAGGAGTCCAAATACTTAGGCAAGAAGTTGGAAAAGCTTTCTTAATGGACTCGGCTAGTATGCCTAGAGGGGAACGAGTAACAGCTACCGCAGTAAGAATGGTAGGACAAGAATTAGAAAATGTTTTAGGCGGGGCTTTCTCTTCTATTGCTAGAGAGCTTATGGTTCCTATTGTTTCAAGGGCTGTATTTGTTATGATTAATGAGGGTGAGATTGACGAAAGACTTAAAGAAATGTTTGTAGACGAGGAAGGTCTTTTGTCTGTTGCTGTAGTAACAGGTCTTCAAGCTCTAAGTAGAGATAGTGACTTGCAAAAACTTATGCAAATGGGTGAGATGGTACGAAACTTACCAGAACAAGCCGCCATGATGTTTAGATGGGATGAGTATGGCAAAGCACTTGTTACTTCTCTTGGATTTAAAGCTAGCAATTGGATTAAGTCTGAAGATAATGTTCGACAAGAACAAATGGAAATGGCTCAAGCTCAAGCTCAAATTCAAGGCCAAGCTCAGTCTACTCAAATGGCTAATCAAGCTGTTACGCAAGGTATGTTACAAGCAGCCATGCAAGATCTCGATCAAACCGGCGGCAGAAATATTCAACAAGCCGTACAACAAGCTCAAGGAGGCTAATAATGGCAACTCTATCATCGTTATCTTTTGCATCAGCATCAGTTGCAGGATATACAGTAAAAACAACCCCTACTACAAGCGTATTATCAACGGGAACTGACACACTTGTTAGTTCTAATATTGAAAGCAATACTGATACTATTGAAGACAAAAAAATTATCATGGGTATGGATGTTAAAGTTGCTTTTTCTGATGTCAATGCAGTGCTAAAGCTTCAAGCTTCTCACAACGGAACAGACTGGGCTGATGTATCTACATTAAGTTCTGATACTACCCCAAATGTTACTGGAGTTAAGACTTTTGTTGTTGATCTCACTAATGTATTTGCGCCTTACTTTAGAATTATTTTTAATGATACGGGTCTTGCGGTAGGAACATCTGGCACAGCCGAGTTTTTCTTTGCTTATAAATGATTTCTTTTATTATCCCTGCGTATAACGAAGAGAAATATATTAAGTCTTGCATAAGTTCAATTCAAATTGCATCCCGTAACTATGAGTACGAAACTATAGTTGTAAACGATAACTCATCAGATAAAACAAAAGAGATTGCTCTAAAAAACGGAGCAGTTGTTATTGACGTAAACTATCGACATATAGGTAAGGTAAGGAATGCAGGTGCAAGATCTGCAAAAGGTAACCTTTTAGTTTTTATTGACGCAGATACCTGTATATTGTCTACTGTACTGACTGAAATAGTAAACAACAAAAATAAGTACAAAGCAGGGTGTGCATTTGGAAAATACTACGACTTGTATTCAAATAAGTATTGTTTATTTTGCATGAATTTATACACTTGGGTAATGAAAAACCTGTGGAGAACAGGATTTGGTTACTTTATGTGGTGCAATGCTAAGGATTTTAACAAGGGATTTAGTGAGGATCTTTACATCTTTGAAGACAAACATTTTGTTCGGTCTTTTAAAAGTAAAGAATTCTATTTTGGTAAACAACGAGTTCTAACATCAGGCAGAAAAGTAAGAACTCACAACTTTTTAAACAAACTAGTGCCTTTCTTCATCAAATATTGTTTTAAAGGAAAGAAATTACTGAAAGATAAAAACGAACTAGATATCTGGTATGATGGAGTGCGTTAGTCAAGGGAGAATAAAATGACTGACGACGATTGGAAACAGTACAAAAATTTAGTACTAAAAGAATTAGACAGAAACCATGATAAGCTAGATAGAATTGAAAAAAGATTAGGGCATATCGAAGAAAGGCTAACAATTATTAATACAAAAATTTACGTAGCTGCGTTTATTGCAAGCGCAGTAATTACGAGTATGGTACAGTATACGTTAGGAACGATCTGAATCAGACTCTCCAGAGAGGGGAATAATCTGTAAGGAGCATAAAACACATGGATCCAGAAAGACCACTAGGTAAAGAAGGCGAGACTGCTATTGAATCTCAACCAACTCCAACGGCTGAACAAATTCAATACGAGCATGAAAAGGAAGCCTTCAAAACCCACATGGCAACAAGCGGCGAACAAGTTCCAGAAAACTTTAAAGATGCTGGGGCGTACTTCGATAGCCTTAAAGAGGCTCAGAAACAATACACCCAGACTAGACAAGAGCTTTCTGAATTACGCAATTCTATGGAACAACAGCCAGAACAACCTATTGTTACGCCAGAAGCAGAAGCTTTGATTACTAATGAGTTAAGAATTCCTGCACCCGAAGAAAAGAAAGAAGAAACAAAGGCAGAAACTCTTGGGGTTGATGAAACAACTTACGAAAAGTGGGGCTATGAATTTGCTACACAAGGAGATCTTAGTCCAGAAACAAGAGAAGAAATTAAGAAGACTACTGGATTTACTGATAGAATGGTTTCTGATTACATTGCAGGACAAAAAGCTAAGCTTAGAGAAGGATTTGATAAAGCCGCTACAGTTGTAGGTGGCAGAGATAATCTAAATAAGCTTTTTAAATGGGCTTCAAATAATTTAAATAAAGAACAAATGGAAAATATTAACCTCGGGCTTTCTTCGCCCACCTATGAGGTTACTTTAAGAGGACTCAATGAGATGTACAAGGAACAGGTTACTAAAGAAAAACAAAAAGAACCTGCACCAAATCCCAATTTAACACAAGTGGCAGCAAGCCAAACAGGGATTCTTCCTTTTAATAGTCAAGTTGAGTTTAAGGAAGCGCGTAGCAATCCGCAGTTTCAATTTGATCCAAAGTATAGAGACGTAGTACAGAAAAGAATGGCTATAACGGATTGGAACACACTTCCTCTAGTGTGAGGGGTTTAAGCGGACCCCATAAAGGATAGTTATCTGACAAGTCAAATCCCCCTGCGGGCAATGGATGGGCTAACGAGATAATTACGCTTGACGAATGGACTCCTATGGAACAATCCAGACCGAGAGAATACGTAATCCGCGTTAATAGTTTTACGTTTTTATAGGAGAATTAATCATGGCTGATAGCCTAACAGAAGCACAATTAGCATATAGACAGGACGTAGCCGCAGAAGTTTCGGGTGCAGATTATAGTGACGGCGTTACCGCTGGTAAACTTTGGCTACCTATTTGGTCAGGCGAAGTTATCCACGCATATGACGAGTACAACCAATTCGAGGGTATGGTTCAGTCCAAGACTATCCCAAGTGGTACTACCGTAGAGATTCCAATCACTGGTACTGTCGGGCTTACTCCCGCTTGGAACGCTGGTGTTGAGCTACAGGGTGGAGCTGACTCGATCACTGATAGCTTCCAACTCAAGCTCGACAAGCGACCAATGGCCGCTCACTTCGAGATTGACAATGTAGACCTTATGCTTACTCAGTGGGAGTTCCGTGCAGAGCTAGCCCGTCAGGCTGCCCTCACCCTCGCTAACACTAGAGATAAGCAAATCTACTCGTATCTTGTTAGAGCTGCTGTTACTAGCCAGCTGGCTACTGATAAGGCAGAAGTTCGTGGTGATCTTAATCTAGATTCCGCACTCTTTGGTTCTGACGGTTCTGATACTGGTAAGCTAAAGGCTGTAGGCACAACTGGTGGTTCTGCGGCTGATCGAGCTACTGGTGCTCTTTCGATGCTTGAGAAGATTGAAAAGTATGTTGTTTATCTACAAGAGAACAACATTCCTTACGGTCAGCTCTACTTATCGGTAAGTCCACGTACTTTCATGGACATCCGTTCTCTAGGTGTTGCTCGAAGCAGTGCTGATCTCGGTGGCGCATTTAGTGCTAACTACAACACCGACGCAGTTCAAACCGATCAAAGTGGTGGTGCTCGTAATCCATACTTTGCTGGTAACTTCGGTCTTGGTGGCCCCCTTACTAGTTCGTATGGTCAGCTTGCTGATACTCTTGAGTACATGGGTTGCACCATTATCAAGACCAACCACGGTTCTGATAGCTTAAGAAACACAAAGGCTGGTACTACTCTTGGTGAAGCTAAGTACAATCTTGACTTTACTATGGGTGCATCAGGCAGTGATAACAATGCTGGAGGCGTTCTTAACGGTGTCCGTGGTCTTATGTTTACCCCAGAGGCTGTTGGAGCAATTCGACTTCAAGGCCTTAAGGTTGATACGGTTGATGATGTTCGCCGTAACACCGTCTTTACCGTTGCATCTATGATGAGCGGTACTGGTGTTCTTAAGCCTGAATGCGCAGCAATTATCCATACTCTTAATGGAACCAACGCTGCTCTCGATACAAGAGCTGAACTTGCTGCTGAAGCATATCTTGCTGTAGATGCTGATGGTTACGCTTGATATTAAAGTTTGATTGATAGACAACTTATCCCCTCCTCTGCCCTAACGGGTGGAGGGGGGCTTTCTTTATTTATAGGAGGATCCTCATGGGAGATATTAGCAAACTAGACGCAGTAAACCACATGCTTCTGATGGCAGGAGAATCCTTGGTTTCTGATCTTGATGACAATTCTGGTCTTGATACAGAAACAGCTTTGTTTTGTTTAGAACAGTTTACTAAGGATTTTCAACTTAGGGGCGTAGCTAACAACCAGCAAATTAAAAAAATTACTTTAACAGAAGACGGTAAAATACCCATCGATGCCACTGCTATTTCGGCAGAACTAATTAGCCACCATACTAATGCAGATAGGTATAATATTATTGGCACTTTAAAAGGAACTGGAACTGACAAGAGGTTGTTTAATACAACTGACCAAACAGATATATGGGAAAAAGACAAAGAATATAAATACCTTTTAATTAAAAGTCTTCCTTGGGAGGACATGGACACTCCTATTCAAAGAGGAATCCTAGCTTCAGCAGCAAGGCAGTATCAGTTTATTACTCAAGGTGACGGAGATGCCGATATTTATTTGCAAGAATTAGAACTACTTCATCAAGGCAAAGCAAAGGGTGCTGATTTAGACGACAAAAGAAGATCTGTATTTACTTCTGGTAGTGCAAAGCTAGAGCAAGCAAGAACTAGAACAAACTACCATAGATCATCTACAGAATTAAGATACTGGAAGACAAACAATGGCTAAAAAGAAAAGAAAAAGATCATCTTATTTTCCTGTTAAGATACCTATTAGCAGTCTATCAGGAGGAGTAGGAAGACAAGCACCAAATAAAAGATTACCTAACGAAGCAGAAAATTTAAATAATGTTTTTTGTACCACAGAAAGATCTATTGATAAAAGAAATGGATTCAAACTTCCGTCTACTGGATCTAAACTAGATATTCCGGGAGGCAACGATGTGTGGTTTTACTGGTACGACGCTGGAGATGATAGAAGATTTCTTATAGGTATTAATTTTAATCAAAATGTTTCAGCAACCGAAGAAGATGTCCTATATGTTTTTAAAGTAGAAGACGATGATACTTTAATTAAACAAGATGTAAATCCTAATATAGATCAAGACATAATTAATTATTTAACCTTTGGTAATAAAAGCTCAAAAGAAACTCTTAAGGCGTGTGCTGTTGGATCTTCTGTTTTGGTTTTAAATACTCAAGTTAAAGCTGGATTTACGAGTGACGGAAGTTTAATAACTTTTGATAACGGAACAGACGAAGGAATACAAGGTGCTGTTTTAAAAGAGCTAGATGGAACTGACTTTGAAGATCCTAGTTTAATTCATGAAGATAAAAAGGGTCCTCCTTTAGAATACGAAACTGCTGCCAGTGTCGATCCTCTCGGAAGAGCAGAGGTGTTTACTGAGTTTACTGACTTTGTTCAAGGCCAAAGAACAATTGATTTAACAGACAAAAAAAGCGAGTGGGCTGGATCAGGAACAACCGATACTGATGATAGTAGAGATGACCAAAGGTTCGGTGTTTGGCAAGTTAAATCTTCTGTAGATACTAATAATCTTCCCGGACCTAATTACTCTAATGGAACAATTACTGCTCCTAGTGCAACATCTAGCAGATGGGAAAGAGTTAAGATAGAAGGAGCCACAGGAACAAGCATAACAGATTATTTATGGACAGACTTTATTGATCCAGAGGATTATGTATATCCTGATCCTACCAAACTTTATTTAGGTCAGGCAGTGTCTCAATTTTCTCAATTAAAGTTTCCTTTAAGTAATTTAGATATTGTTGCAAACAACGGAAATGATTTAGTTAACCGAGCTTTTCAAGAGTTATACCCAAACGATGGAGATGAGAGTGGCGGAGGCAAGCTATTCTTTCTCTCGCAAGCATATCTATCAAGCACTCCGGGATACTATAGGTCAGTATCTACAAAATCTCCTTATCTTTCAAAGGTAAGAACTCCAGATAAAATGAGTGTTATTGATAATAGAAGAATGCCCATGCAAGTTTTCTTAGACACAAGTGTTGACCCAGCAACCGAGCAACCTAGAAATTTTTGGTCTATTAGAAAAGTTGATTGGGATCCAAGAGATAGCGGAAGTGTAACTTCAAACCCCGGTCCTTCTGTTTTTAGAGATGAAAAAGGAAATGCAAAAGAAGTACAGCTAAAGGCTATTTCTTTTTATAGAGATAGACTATTTCTAGCTACCGAGGATACACTATTCTCTTCTAGGCTAGGTGATTTTTCTAACTTCTTTTTAGCAAACCCAGCTAATATTATATTCTCAGATCCTATTGATATTAAAGTATCTTCTAATGTTTTTACGCCCATTACATTCTTAAAACCATTTAAAGACTTTCTGTTTTTAGGTACATCTGGAAATACTCAATATGAATTAATTGGATCAGAAAACCAAATCTCTCCTCTTAGTGCTGAGATAGCTCCAACTTCTTTCTTTCCTATGACAGAAGATGTTGAGCCTTTAGTTATGAATAATAATTTATTTTTCTTTTCAAAGAATAGATTGTTTATTTATTTCCAAAGATTTGAAGCTGCGGGTCAACAAGCATTTGAACTATCAAGACATGTTCCTGATTTTCTTCCTGATAATTTTTGGAATACAACAGTTTCTTCCGCACATAATATGATTTTTGCTGTCGCGGGATCTAGTCCTACTAATACAATTTTAGTATATCGGAATCAAATAACAGGAGAACAGATTACTCAAAACGCCTTCTTTACTTTTACAATGTCTGACGACACACAAATATATAGTATTAAAGCATTAGAAGATAGCTTGTATGCGGTTACCAGTGTAGAGTCAAAAGAAGGAAGAGTTTATGAAGTTCAAGTATTAAACTTACTACAAGATGATCCAGAAATTGCTAGATTAGATTCTAGAACACAAATAGATATTAGCAGCGTAGTATATGATCCTGAAACAAACAAAACTAAAATTAGGTTTATTCCTAATAATTTTGTTGTCGCCAGCTCTATGAATGCAGTTGTTATAAATAATACAATATATAAAAAGTTTATTTTTGAAGGAGTAGAAGACGGTGAACATGAGATATCAGTTGAGGGAGCTGTTGTAGGAATAAACAATATTGTAATAGGAACAACTTATAATACAGAAATTGAACTATCAACTTTATTTGTTAGAGACGAAAGAAATAACATTACTCCGGGTACGTTAAACTTAAGATACGGAGTATTTAGACACCGGAATACAGGAAACTATGATGTAGAAGTAAAAAGAAAAAATAGAGAGGGTCGAGTTTACAATTTTGCCCCAGTGCATTTAAATGAGACTGATAGTTTAGAAGAAGGAAAAACATTTGAAAAAGACGGTATCTTTAAAATACCTTTACTAGGTTTTTCAGACGACATCGTTATTAAAATATCCTCGGACTATCCCAATCCTATGAATTTAACAGACATAGAGATTACGGGCAAGTTTAAAAGAGTACCAAAGTTCTTAACAACATAGGAGAAAGCCGTGGCTTCATATAGTAACAATAAAGAAAAAACAACCTTTATTAAAAAAACAGGGTTAGAGATTAAAAATAACAACTACAAAGTAGATGTATCGTCTCTCTTGCCTAACTCAGGGGATCTAGATGTAACCTTAAGTGATAACGATGAGCTGCTTGTTATTAGGCAGTTTGATACTAGTAGCATTACCCCTGCTATTACCGCTGATGAAGCTTGGAATGCGTACACTCTACCTAATGATACTACAAGCGGAAGTACAATGTATTCTTTGGTGTCAGGAGAAATTGTATTTTCTCAAACAGCTTCAGATTACACTTGGACAATTTTTCAATCAGGCAGAGCTGCTGATGTAGCCTTGCCTGTGCTTGCAGACTCAGATACTATTTACATTATTAGAAAAGTATTTATTGAAGACACTTTAGTTACTTGGGCATCCGGCTCTAAAATTACCACGTCAAATCTTAATATCAACTCAAAACAATTACTAAACCATACCCAAGAACTTTACACTTATTTTAAAAACTTCCATACTATGAATCCTAGCATTGGAAGGCCTAACGGCATTGCTCCTTTAAACTCTGACGGAACAATTGATTCTGCGTATGTTGATGGAAGTACGATTAACCTTCAATCTACTAACGGAGTAAGTGGTCAAGGAACAGCATCGTCTCCTCTTACTTTAAATCTTGATGGAGATTCTTTAACCCAATCTTCTTCTGGCGTTAAGGTACAAACTCAAGATAGCCTGACTAGCTCTTCTGCAACACAACCTTTATCTGCAAATCAAGGCAAGCTACTTAATGAGTCAATTCAAACCTTAGGTACGGGTATTGTTTATAAAGGTGCCTTCGATATGCTCGGTACAACTGAATCGGTTGTAGGTACTTTAGCAGCTGGACTTACTGTTGCACATACAGGTAGTGGAGGAACTGCTTCGGGCTGGTCTGGAACTCCTACTGTAGCCAATGGAAATCTTGTAAGATACAGTGGATCCGTTTGGCAGGTTGCTGCCTCGGCTAACTCGGTATTAGCTGACGGAAGTGTAGAGTTAGCTGACGGTCAAAAGATTGCGGCTACCCCCGCTGCTAATGTTGGAAATAACTCTGACGGAACAGAACGAGAAGCTGCAACTTGTGAGTATGTAGAAGATGCAATCATTAACACAGAGCTAGATGAACTAAAAGACTGTTACGTAGATGATACATCCCCAGCAAGTAATGACATGATCTACTATGACGGTAACTCTTGGGAACCTATTCAACTTGAAAATTCATTCGGTTCGGGTGAAAAAGTTATTACCACAGGTTCTAGTATTGAAGCTTTAGGTAATGTTAATTCAGGGGCTAGTAATAACCAAGTACTTCAATGGAATGGTTCAGCTTGGGTTCCCCAAACTATTGACAGTACGGCAACCGATACAATCTTAGGGGGTAACGGTAACGGTACAACAGATGATAGGGCTACTATTCAAAGTGGATTAGACAGTAGTGGATTTGGGTACAATGCAACTACTGCTTCAGGCACAGGGCAAGTATCATTCCTAAACTTAACAGGTAGAAGATTTGCTGTTGATGGAGAGCTTGAGTTACCGTTTAAAAAACAAATTAGAATTGGTAACGGAACCTTTGAACTTAATGTAAATGATGCTGTAGACAAAACTCTACTTAAACCAGCTACTAGTCAAAGTTCTCTGTCTACTACATTAAGTGAGGATACATTAGCAGATAGATGTGATCTTACTGTAGCAGACTCTAGTTCTTTTAGTGCTGGCGATATTATTAGAATTGTTAGCACAACTGGTATAGATCTGCAAACAGGTAGTGATGGGGGCGTGCAAAATCTTGTTTCTTCTATGCATATTACTAGAGTAGTAAGAATTGAAAATAATTCTTCTGCGGATAAAATTATAATTGAAGATCCCTTGCCTCATAAATTCTTTACTAATTCTGTTATTAAACGAGAAGGCGGAGGAACAAACGGAGCAGATCAATTAGAAAATGTAGTGTTTGAAAACATGAGTTTTATTGATAAAAATAGCAAGGTAATTTATCTAAACGAAGTAGACTCTCCAGTAGGAGGGACTACACCATTTACTGTTGTTGCGGGTAATGATAATGTAACTGTAACTCTCCCTTCGGATCACGGACTAGCAGTAAATGCTGGAGTACTTATTCAAGATGCAGATCTTGGTGGCGGGGGTTCAGGATTTATTGTAGATGAAACCCAAGATATCAATAGATGGATGATTGCGGATGTTATTGACGGATCTAGTCACTTATTCACTTTTACAGATGGAATGGGATCCAATACTAATACAGGTAAGAGTGGATCTTACGGTAGCGATAAAGCTTATGTAGTTCTTTCTCGTCACAACGGTGTACACTTAAAAAATGCTACTAATGTTTTATTTAAAAAATGTATCTTTAAAGGATTTAATGGTGACTTTGCTGTTATGCTAGAGCAGTGCAAGGACGTAACATTTGAAGATTGCATTTTTACAGAATGTCGAGGCCCTAACTATACAGTAGACGGGCAGTCTAATGCTGCATTAAGAATTAAAGGAAGTGTTGGAGTTACTGTAAAAAATTGTAAATTTACTAACTGCACTAGAGGAATCGTAACGGAATTTGGAACTGAAACAGTAGATAGTGCCGCTAGAAAAGTACCTTCTAGTACACTTAAAGTATTAGATTCTGAATTTATTTGTTCTGCTCCTATTGAAAGTCCTTATGAACAACAGGGTGACGATAGTTGTTTAGGATTTTTATTAGGTAGAAACGAAATTATTAATTGTAGACTGCTTCCTTTTAGTCCTAATCCTAATAGATTAGGTTTCCGTTATTACCACGTTGGATACGAAGACGGATCTTACGTTAAAAACGGAATCAATCTTGGAGCAGAAGAGCTAATTATTAAAGGATGCAATATAGAAGCTAAAAAAGAAGATGATTTCACTTTTGATGCAGATGCTTATTGGGGCAAGGGAGATGGTTATACGTTCTTCACTGCTGTAGTTGGGGAACCGTCTGAAAACAGTGGGAGAATGTTTGGATTTTACAACGGTGTTTATGTAAAAAGCTATCCAAATAATTGGAGAAACTATAGAGCAGGCAAAAGAATAGGAGTAGATGTAAGAGAAACAGCAGTTACAAGCCTTGAATGCAGGGAGAATAACATTTGGTCTTTCCATGGTAATGTATTGTGGGCATGGTACGCAACACAACCTCTTGGGGAGGGATTTATAATACAACCCTCATGTAAAATCGCAGACAACACCATGAATGGTGCTTTATATGGAGCATACCTATATAATCCTTACGATAAATCTAGCTCAGCTAACTATGCGGCCTCTAATGTACGTGTAGATAGAAATAGTATCAATGTTACATATTCTGCTAATAGAATAATTGGCTTATTTAATGGCGCAACTGGCAAAGGAGGTACTACAGCTACTTATGAGAAAGACTGGTCTGCTAATTCTTTCAAAGGAATATGGCTTAAGGCGAAGCATAGTGCAAACAATGTAGGAGGAAAGTATAGGTTGTTTTCAATTGATGATAATATATTAATTTCTCCAAACAGAGGCTCTAGTAATATAAAAGGGCAAGGAATATTAATAGGCGACTCCAGCGGGCGTTTAAAAAACAACACTTTTCATACTGGATCCATGAGAGGAAATACAATACAAAGCTGGCAGGTTGGTGGGTATTCTTATATAGCATATAATGCAGGGGTTCCTGCAAAAGCTGTATTTAGAAAATTTACTTGCAAAAATAATACTTTATATGATTGCGTCACTGCATTTAATTCTGCGTTTAATAGCGGATTTAATGCTGACTCAACTAACTTTGCTACTGGAAATGATAATGCTTAGGAGAAAATAGATGAGTAAAATTGATAAATTAAATGACTTGCTTTTGCAATGTCTTCTAGAAGATTTAAATGATCCAACTAAATGTACTCCCGGACTTTACCAAGTTATCCGAGGAGTTATTAGCGACAATAAACAAGAGCTTGAAAATATTCCAAAGGAAGCTTTAGACTTTTTAGAAAACAAATTTACAGATGCTATTCCATTTAGAAAGGAAGCATAATGAACTTAGATGATGTTAAACAAGACATGGAAAATTGGATTACAAATTACTTAGATATCCCTAATGAATATTATAACGGAATTAAACCATGTCCATTTGCTAAAAAGGCTTGGTTCGATAATAAAGTAAAAGTAATATTGGGTCATAAAGAAGAAGTTCTTATGGAGTTAGATGATTGGGATGATAAGCACCAGTTAGTAGCAGTTATTTTTAAAGATTTTGAAGGATTAGATGACTGGTGTCAAAGCTTAAACCCTGAATTATCAAAAGAAGATCTTTATCTTATGGCTCACGAACCTTTAGATGAAGACGAATATGAGGAAGGGGATCCTACTTTAACCTCGGAAAGTTGGGGGAAAGTTACAGACGAAGTGTATGGTTGGGTATTTATTCAAAGACTATCGGAAGTCTGTAAATACTCGGACATATTAAGTAAGCAGGACTATTACAAAGATCTTCCTGCGGATTTTTTAGCTTATGTAGACTCAAGGAGGTCTTACTATGAAGGGTTCAAAGAAAAAGGCTGGAATGCGTGCGCCAAAGAAGGAAAAGAAAAACGGAACCACCGCAAGAATGGGTGGTGCTAAGGGTGCGAGAAAAGCTGCAATGAAGCGAATGAAGAAGGGTGCAAGATAATATAGGAGATTAGTCATGGCTAAGAAAAAGGGCGGGATGAAAGGATGTACCATCAAGAATGGATGCAAATCCAAGAAGGGTGGACTCACTGCCAAAGGTCGTAGCATGATTAATCGCAAGACGGGATCAAAATTAAAAGCCCCCCAGCCGGGGGGTGGTCCCCGTAAGCGATCTTTTTGTGCTAGAAATAAAGGGCAGATTAAGAAGTTTAATATTAACTGCCAAAAAACTCCAAAAAAGAGAGCCTGCTTGGCTCGCAAGAGGTGGAAGTGTAGTAACTAATGGCAAAGAAAAAGAAAGCAAAACGAGATGCGTGTTATCATAAAGTTAAAAGCCGATATACTAAATGGCCTAGTGCCTATGCTTCTGGTGCTTTAGTTAAGTGCAGAAAGGTTGGTGCAAAAAACTGGGGCAATAAGTCTAAGGGGAAGAAGTAATGGCTAAAAAAGAAGGTCTTAAGAAATGGTTCGGCAGAAACAAAGGCAAAGGCTGGGTTGACTGCAAGACTGGGAAGCCTTGTGGCAGAAAGTCTGCTAAGGGCGGAAGCAAAAGACCTTATCCAGCCTGCCGTCCAACAAAGGCACAGTGTACATCGGCTAAAAATAGAAAGAAGGGTCCAGCTAGAATTAGTTGGAAGAAGAAAAAGAAAGGAGCAAGATAATGGCACATAAATTTAAGTGCGCGTGCGGAACTACAACTAGGATGGAGGGAAAGGAAGCAAAAGCGGTAGGGAAACATAATAACTACAAGCTATCTCCTAAGTATAACCCAACACCTAATAGGAAAAAGAAATGAAAGTACCCCAAGAAATGCTTGAAGATTTTAGGAATCACCTTTGGGCTTGTTTCAAGTACCTAGGAATTGGTGAGCCTACTCCTGCCCAATACGCAATGGCAGAAGCTCTTCAGCATTTTGGTACAGACATGCAGCTTCAGGCTGGTAGAGGGTTTGGTAAGTCTGTTATTACTTCTTGCCTTGCTTCTTGGTTTCTTTTAAAAAATCCAAATACCACAATCATGGTTGTTTCTGCAACTAGTAATAAAGCAGCTGAGTTTATCTCCATGACTAGGCGAATTTTAGATCTAGTCCCTTATTGTGAGCACCTAAGACCGGGAGATCATACGTCAGATAATGCATTTGCGTTTAATGTAGAGTGTAGAACAAAAATTGGACAGGACAAATCTTGTTTTGCTAGGGGCATAACTTCTCAGCTAACAGGATCGCACGCCGATTACGTCATTGCAGATGATGTAGAAATTGAAGGCAACTGCGAAACGGCTGCTGCAAGAGACAAGCTAATGAATAAGATTAGTGAGTTTGAGCAAATTAGAAATGTAGGTGGTCGAGTCATTTTCTTAGGTACTCCTCAGATTAAAGACTCTATCTACAACCAATTAAAAGGCGGATACAAGGTAACAAAGTTCCCTGCTGTAATGCCAGCAAAAAATGAAGTCGATCTAGAAGATGTAAATGAATTTTTATTAGAGAATGGATTTGAAGAGGGCGATCCCATACAACCTGAAAGGTTTCCTATGGAACTATTAATGGAACGGCAGGCAAAAATTGGACCTAAGTTATTCGCTCTTCACTATAAGCTAGATACATCTCTTGCTGACTTCGAAAAGTTCCCTTTAAGATTGTCTGATCTAGTTGTTATCGATGTCGATCCTAACATTTGTCCAGAAAAAATTGTATGGGCTAACTCTGTTAAGATGAAAGGTATGCCTAATCATGGATTAAGTGGAGATTTTATTTACGAACCTATGTGGGTATCTAATAATTATATAGAATACACACAAAGAGTGCTTTGCGTAGACCCCAGCGGAAGAGGAGACGACGAAACGGCTGTCTGTATTGGATCTTTTTCTAATGGATACATCTATATTCACGAATTACTAGGGTATCCGGGAGGATATGAAACAAATATTCTAAAGAAAATAGCAAAACTTGCCAGAGAATATAGAGTTAGTCAAGTAAAGGTAGAGGCTAACTTTGGCGATGGCATGTTTACGCAATTATTAAGACCTATAATGTTTGATATATGTGGTCCAATTGCTCTTGATGAATACAAAGTTTCAGGGCGCAAAGAAACTCGGATAATAAATTCGCTAGAACCTGTAATGTCACAGCACAGATTAGTTTTAGATCGTAGAGTTGCAGCTCAAGAAGAAAACCAAAAACAAATAACTCGAATATTTGACAAAAGGGGAGCACTTCCTCACGATGATAGGATTGATTGCCTTTCAGCTGTTGTGAACCACTGGGAAAACTTACTATCTATTGATGTCGATGAAGTTATTCAAACAAATAAACAACGAGAGTATCAGCAAATGGTGGCTAGCTGGGCTGATGACGACAGGAGAGGTAATTTGGTTATCGGAGCTACCTCGGGAGCAGCCAGAATAGTTAGGCCTGAGCCTAAAAAACCTTACGATATGAACCGATCTAAATGGACAGGCTACAGAAGGACGAGAAATCGTTTCTAAGCCATTACATGACGTACCCTACTGGGGGTATGCTTAATCTAATAGAAAGCCTTAGACGGGCTTTGAGGAGGTGTACGATGCCTTTAGTACTTGGCGGCATAGCTATAGCCGGTGCAGTAATGGGCGGAATGCAGCAATCGCAGCAAGCAGCCCAGCAAAGAGCACAACAAGCTCATCAAGAGTTTCAACGAAAAATGGAAACTCAAAGACAAAACAGAGCTATAGCCAAACAAAACGCTCTTAGATGGCAACAAAATAAATTCATCGCAGAAGCCGCAAACAAAGCCAGAGCCGAAAGAGATTACTACCTACGGTTAAACTACAATAATGAAACCGGGGAGTTTTCTAGAAACATGTCAAGTACAAATAGTCGTATGCTCGGTTATTTAAATGGCCGAAATATTAAAGGTCAAACCGCCAAACAACTTATGAGACAATCTTTAGAGTCTGCAAAAAGTGCTCAAGTCAACCGGAGGTTGGCTCAAGAAAATAGATTGCTTGCTTCTGAAAGACAGCAACAAAGAGATCTATCGCAAAGAGACTTTTCTTATAACGACGCTATTTCTTTTATGCCTAATCCTCCTATGCCAGATCAAACAGGGGCTATTATGGGGGCCGCAATAACACAAGGTATCTTATCTGGAGCAGCTACTGCTTATGGGGCTAGCCAACAACAGGGATTCCAAAACGATCAGGTAGCTGCTATAAATAGACAAAATGAACTAATGACCCAATCTCTTGTTAATCAAGGTCAATATGTTCCCGGAGCAGGACCAAGAATATGAGCGCAGTAAATAAACTAAAAGAAATCATTGGCAGTAACTCACAGCCCAAGATTGAGCGAGATGATTCTTATGGACAGTCTTTAATCAATCGATCTGAAAACTGGCTAGCTACCCATGAATCATACGATAGTAAAACAAAACTAGAGGCTTGGGAAACAGAATTTAAAGATTGGGGTTTTACTTCTAACAATACTGAGTACTACTGGGAAACTCTAAAATCTCTCAGTCCTTTAGAAGGTCAAAAATTTCAAGAGTTTACAACTAATGATATTAGAACTAAAATTGACTCAATGAGTTCCTTAGAAGAAAAGGAAAACTTCTTTAGAGACAACGCATATACGTGGCCTTCGTATGTTTTAAAAGATTTAGAAGGATACTTTACTAATATTCGAGGAGCAAACGCGGGAAAAGAATTAGAAAGAAACAGATTAAATCAAATTATTGAATTAAAATCTTTTCTAAACGGTAAAACTTTTGACTTGAATCCTAATGTAAGTATTGAAGCACATACAGAAGATATGATTAAAGCCTATGACATGGGTTATAAAGAAGAAATTATTATAGATTCTAACGGAAGGGTAGCAATCCCCCTTGACGGAAACGAGACACCTATGTATACTCTACCTAGTCCTAACTTAAGCATGGAAGAAGAGTTTATTTCTCTTAATGATTTAAGGGGGGTTGTTAAAACTAGGTTTAAACCTATGCTTGAAACTAGTAGAAAAAAACAAAATGATCTAGAAAAACAAACACAAAAAGCACTCTTATCTAGATTTAAAACGGGAGAGATTCCTCAAGAATTTAAATCCAATGTTCTTATTGACGGACTTGGGACTGAACCAAACTCAGGCCAAAGAGCAAATCAATACATTCTTGAAAGCATGGATTATAAATTAAAAAATAATATGTACCTTTCAATAAAAGATATGTTTATCGACTACAAAGAACAACTTAAAGATTTACATAGCAAGTTATCTAGGAGGTTAGAGGATGGAAATTATTCCTGATTACGATACTCAATTTCAATCAATAGAAGCCCCAGCTCCAGTTCCTGTTCAAAGGGCGACTCAAGTAACAATTGAAGGCGGTATTTCTTTTGGGCAGTATAACGCAAATAATCCCGGATTAGATGCTATGTATAACATGGTAGGTAACCTGTTAAATACAGGGGCTACTCTATATGAAAATATGACAAACCTTGGGTTTAAAAAAGCTGCTTTTGAGGCAGAGGAAAGAAGTAGAGAATTAAAAATGCAATTAGAAGAGCAGTATATGCGAAGTCAACTTGGTTATGAGCTTTTACAAGATGGCTATGCAGATCTTTTTCAACTAGGTTCTGGTGGCTATACCGGATCTATCATGATGGGAGGGATACAATGACATATTCATTTAGAACTCCAGAACAAGAACAACAATTGCAGATTGACCTTGCTAACGCTCAGGCAAGGGCTTCAGTCAACAGAAAAAATAAACAGTTGGAAGATCGTAGAGGCTTTACTGCTAACATGGTAGAGCTTGAAAATAAAAAAACATTAAGAAAGAAGAAATTTGAAGAGGCTTTAGGAAAACCGCAAGGAAAAAGATATAAGGATATAGAAGAGCTTTATACCTTTTTAGAATCAGAGTACACCTCCGAAGGCCCTGAAGATACTGTAGACATTGTGTCTCTAGATAATCTAAGACCTCAATTAAATTCTACTATAAACGATTTAATTCCAACTACAGCTCCTTCTATTTTTAGTCCAACAGGTTTTAGAAGATATGAAAATGTTTCTTTTCCCGATGCAATGTCTTTTGCAGGAGAAAACGCTAGAGCTTTAATTAGTAATCAAGCAATAGCCGAATTAGAGTTTGAAGAATTTATTTGGGAACAGGGTGTTAGTGAAAGAATTAAAAAGTTTAGATCTTGGGAAAAAACAAGTAGAGAAATTACAAGCAGTACTAAAAAAGGAAATCCCTTTGATATGAGTTTAGTTTTTGCTGATATGGTTCTTTCGTCTATTGTAGATGATCCTAGGGAGTTTACCGAAGAAGAGCTTCGAGCAGAAATTGAAACTAATCCAGTAACATATTCAGAACTAAATTTGCTATTTAATAAAAAGATTATGGGATCTGATTTGCTTGATAGGAGTACAACCTTTAGAACAGCTAAAGATTCCACTTCAGTTTTAGCGGCTGTTGTTCTTAAAGAGTTTGCAGAAAAACAAAAAGATCAAAGACTAGAAGAAATATCATTTGGTCAACCATCAAGATCGGAAGATGTATTTGGCGGAAGAGATTATGACCCTAAAACAGGAATGTTTTATGGAATGAATTCTTGGGTATGGTCTGGAGAAGATAACTTCTTTAAAACTTCTATTGCAGACTTTGAAAGAAGACAAGATACCTTTAGGCGCAATATGAGTCAAGTAGCTATAGATGGAATGATTGAAGAAGAAATGTTTTTAGAAACATTAGAAACAAATTACAAAAGAGCAAAAGAATTTATTGCAGGCACCGCAAGAAGAGTGGCAACAGTTTTTGAAGACTCCAATAAAAAACAAAAAGCAAGAGAATTAAGCAGGGTCATGCAAGGCAATTTATTTGAAATAGCTACAGATGCAGCAACAATTAAACCCGGAGAGACTGGACCAGAAGTTCAACTTAAATTAGGAAGTATTGAAGCAACCTTTGATTTTCTAATCGAGCAAGAAAAATCAGGAGTTCAGACCAAGGAAGAACATCCTAAAGTTTATGAGCTTTTTGAAAAAGAAGGAATACTAGCTGCCAGCGAGGAAAATCTTACCCTAATAGAAAGATTAGAACGAAGTAAAAAATTCTTTGTAGATAATGTGGTATTTAAATTTAATCGTATGATGGAAACAATGACTACTCCTGAGGGTAGATACAAAGTCACTATGATTAATCAGTTTAAAGAGTTTGTAGATCCTAGCATAAATACTTTCCAAGGTGTTATGAAAAAGGTATATACTGCAATATACGATAGCGATCCAAACCTTAACTATTATGAAAAGATAAAAATTATGAAATTGTATTCTACAGGTCGGTCTGCTTTTAAAAAAATGTCTTCGGTTGATGAAAACCGATCAGCAATGGAAAAACGAATATTAGAAATTACTTCACCGCCTACAGGAACTCCTCCAGCTTCTAGTGTAACACCGCTATCTGTATTTGAAAGAGCAACTAAAGTTGAACTAGGAGATCCAGCAAGGGCAGCCGAATTTAGACTAGGAATTATTACCGACTATAAGAATAGGATGATTAAGAACTTTGTAAATAGATCCGGAGTAACAGAAAATCAAGCGGTTGCTGCAATTAACAACGCGGTTAAAATAGACACAACTGGAGGAGTACCAACAGCTTATATAGACTACGATGCAGTATCTCCTTTAGAGCTTCCTTCTATTGTTGAGGTTATTTTAAATGAAATGGAAACATATAATGTTGTTGGTATTCCGCCAATTTTAGCTGGTCTTGGACAACAAGTAAGAGAAGGGCTTGCTATATTTGGTACAGAAATTGATGTTAATACTGAAGAAGGAAAAGCAGCAGCACTCAAGGGCTTTAGAACAGTTACTGCTTTACATATTCTTTTTGGAGAAAGCGGACAACTAAGAGAAGATGTTGTAAAACAAATTCTAGGAGTTAGCGATCAAAAATACAAAGGAATTAGAAACGTAATGGCAATCATTAAATCTATTCACGGAGATACAGCCTTTGGAGATCTGTCAAACTTCTATAATCTTCAAGATGAAAACCAACAGTTAGTTACTTCTGAAAGATTTCAAATTGAATTCCAAAGTATTGCTAGGCAAATGCTAGCAGGCTTAGCATACGCTGGTTCTGATTTTAATTTGGTAGATGGTCAAGTATCTTCAGCTATTCAAGACCTAGCAAATGGATCTGCTTTTCTAGGACTTGGAACTGGTTTAGATGAAGAGTCTGCTTTAACAGATAGCATAAATAAAACGGTCGGCAATACTGGTAGAACTATAAGACAAAACATTAGAAGAAAAATGCAAATGGTTTTCGGTTTGCCTGAAATGGCAACTACAGAAGAATCTGAAGAAGTTTTTAGACCCATTGCAACTAGGCTAGGAACAATATTAGGTTTAGATGTAGCTGCTATAGAAGAAGCAAACTATGAATATATAAACGATAGCGAGTATCCTATGGAAGATTTAACATATATTTTATTTAGAGAGCTTACTTCTAACGGGCATGTGCAACAAAAGCTAGCTAACTACATGAGTGCTCGAATGTCTGTTAGGACTGCAATTCCTCTTAGTATTGAAGAGACTCTTGCTATGGCAGAAACTTTTGCTACTCAGTACGGAGAAATTACGCCAAGCACAGTTATGCAAACAGGAGATTCCTCTGCAAGATTAGTCTTTGCTTCAAATTCTATGGACTCAGACTTCCTTAGAAAATTAAATAATGTAGAAATTCCCTCTACAAGTTACTCGCAAAATAAAACTTCTGTTGCTATAACCGAAAAACTTAAACGATCTAAACCTAAGTATAGCTCCGCAAGTACGCTTCCTCATTTAGAAGAAACCTTCTTAATCCAAACAGACTCACACGAAAACGGTTTTAAAATTAGAATGGCTCAGGATTGGGGAATGGATCAAGAAAGATACAATGATATTATGCAAGAAGCTATTGAGAGAGCAAAAGAAAATAAACACGCATCTTTGCCTGATTTTCACTTTGATGTAATATACCAAGCATTAAGTTTAGCTGAAGGTCAAGAAACAGCAGTAGATATGGAGGTAAGACAGAAAAGAGGTTATTCTTATGGGGGATTGAACTTAGATATTATGGGAAGGAAATCTCTTGAAGAAAAATATACAGTAAGGGTAGCACCTGATATTGGACAGCTTGCTGGAATGGGATACGGTTCTAACTTTGCTTCTCAAGATATTAGTGTTGAAGAAACAAGAACAAGAGAGGTAGTATCTTTTCCAAAACTAATGGAAGCATATAAAATATTTTCCCCAGATCTTTCTACCATGAGTCCTATGGGTCAAGCATCTCAATCTCACTCTGTAGGTTTCGACCTACAAGCAGGAACTTCTAGCGGAAAAAAAGCAGGTTTTAGAATTTCCTTACCTAACATCACCTTTAAAGGAGACATCATTAAATGACAACTCAGGGTATTAATAAGTGGGCAACAGAACCACTTCCTTTTTATATGGATAATCAAGAGGAGATGAGAGAATCAGTAGGGCAGTATAACGATTTTGTTCAAGGTTTAAACCCTTTAACAGACGGCGATAATGCTCTAAATGTTCCTGATCAATTAGTTGTTGACTTAAATACCCAAGAACTAGTTAGAGGTAATTACGGTATTACAGAAGCTATGGCTCTTATGTCAGCTAGAGGATACTTTGGTGGTATGTTTGAAGACAATCAATATCAACAAAAGTATTCTGCTAATATGCAGCTAGGCATGTACAGGGGTGACAAGTATAAAGAAGGGGATCTTTTAAAGTTTGGAGCAGACGAAGAAAAACTACTAAGATACTACGCTAAAAAAAGTCCTTGGAACCTTTCAAGACTTTCGGATCCTTTTATAGACGAGACATTAGATGGCGTAGAAGATATGTGGGACGCTCCTATTTTAAATAACCTTAATGATTCTCCTAATGATTTAATGGAAGCAGAAGCTCCTCCCGATTGGTCTCCCCAAGAAGCATTAAAGGTTTTGCAATTAAGAGATCCAGAAATGTATGCCGTATATGCTAATAGTTTAGGTGCTTCAAACTTAGAGCAAATTGTAGGTGAGGCTAAAAACCCATATGATTTTTTCTATACATTAACTGATACGATTCAAACAGCAGCTTTAAATACTACCATTGCAAAGTGGTACGAAGATGCTTCTAATACAGAGATTGCTTTAGAGTACGCTAGAAACTTTATTATAGAAGGAATTGTTAATGATCCAGACCTCGCAGCAAGCTTAGGAATAACAGCAGGACTTACTACTATCGGTAGTATTGCCGGTTTAAAGGCTGGTGTTATTGCAACTCTAGCCTATAAAATACCTAAAACTTTATACCAAGGTGTTAAGTATGTTAAGTTTATAAACATGATTCGCAAAGCAGCTACCACCACCATTAGGTACATGCCTGAAAATATCGGACCTACCTTGATTCAAAAAATCCCAGCCATGAAAAATTTCAGTAGAGGAGGATTTGTACAAAAGCATTTAATTGCTAATAGAATCGGTGACGCAGGAGAAGGACTTGTAACTGGTGGTTTAGCTGAAGCAGGAAACCAGTGGAGACAGTCTACTGCTGGAGTAATTGATGAGTTTTCTTATGGCGGCATTTTTAAAGAGGCACTATTTGAAGCAGCCCTATCTCCGGCAATTAACCCTGCTATTGGGGGTATTTATAGTTTAGGCGGAGGTGCAGTAAACCTTTCCTATATGGTTTCAGATAGTGTTGCTGCAAAGGTTATTGGAGAAAAAGGACACAAAGCATTTAGTAGATTTATTGATACTACCAAGAAATACCTTAATGCAGATGACGCAATAAAAAGATTAGAAAATGCACAACTATCTTTAGAGTTATCTTCTCAAGTAAATGATCTTACTTTAGAAGGAACAGAAGTAGAAATTCAAGACGATGAGGCTAAACCAGATAGACCAGATGGAATCCTTAGCATTATACTTGGTGCTATTTGGGATCAAACTGGACTAAGTAAAGGAGACTTCCTTACTACGGTAAAAGAAATACTAGCAGATTTCCAAGCAGAAGCAGCCGATCCTAGCCACCCAAGAAATAAACTAGGAGTAGATCAAGAAATTTTACTTTCAGAGATTGCACAAGAAGTTGTTAATAGAAATAGAGATGTAATTTTAGAAGCCAATGACGGAGATACTTCGTCCTTTGAAAAGATTTTGGGATGGACTCAACATCACTTAAGACTGGCTAGCGATGCTAAAAAAGAAGGAAAGACTTATAAAGAGTATACAGAAAAAATTATTGCTGATAATGAAGAGTGGAAACTTCTTGCGCCTCAAGTATTAGAAGCAGTCAAAGAAAAGATGGGCGATAAGTTTGACTCTAGTACTACAGAAGAAAAACTAGACGTAGCCTTAGAATACATGCAAGAAACAATTCTTAAACAACAACAAGCTATTCGAGATTTAGATACATCTACTAAAGATAAAGAAGAAACAGCTGATGGTTTAGAAGAAGAACTAGAGGCAGCAGAACCTAAACCTGATCCTAAACCAGAAGACGCTCCTACTGGAGGAGAGCCAAAGGGAGAGGATGATAAACCAAAAAGAAAACCACCTCCGGGTGACGGTCCTATCGAAAGAAGAGCAGAATTAATTGAAAGATTAAAAAGAATGAAAGAAAGAGCTGAGAAGGCAAAGGCAGAAATTCAAGAAAAACTAGATAAGGGATTCAAGGGAGTAAATAGAAAAACAAAAGAAAATATTGTAGAGCTTGGTAGAAAGATTGATGAGGAGCTAGCTTTTGTTGAAGGAGAACTAGAGTCTTTCTTAGAAACTCATGGATTAGAAGACGGTGAAGTTAAAGACTCAATTCAACTTATGAAAACTTTAGAGACTGAGTTAAATGTTCTAAAAGAAACTCTTTCTAAGGATATTACTGATACAAAGGATGGTATACTATTTGGTTTTGTTCGGTTAAATAAACTAAGGGCTGCTAGAGAAAAAGCGGGTCTTCTTTTATTCAGAGATCTTAATCTAGAAAATTCTAAAAGAACAGAAGAAGGTAAGCCTGAGCTATCAAAATTACCTTGGGATAAAACACAAGAAGATACTAGAGAAGCTTGGAAAGAGCTAGCTGAACTAACAAAGGGAGATGAAAGTAAAGCAGCACAGAGAATTAGGCAGTTTGTAAATGACTTAGAAAGCGGAAAAGAAGAAGGTATTACAATGGGCGGTGTTAAAAATACTTTTACAAACTATATGAATATGCTCGGTACAGTTATGAAAAAACATGAGGAAAGATATAATAAGAGAGAAGATTACAAGAAACATGTGAGTCTATTTAAACAGTACAAAGCAGCTAGAAAGAACTATCAAAGGCTAATGTCTTCTATCTATAGATCAGAAACATTAAAAGATATTCAACAGTTTAATGCTATTCAATTACAACAAACAGGGCTAAGAGAAAAGAAAGAGCAAGAGTCTGTATTAAATGCTAGAAGGGCTTTATTCAATGAGTTCATTGCAGAAAAAGAAGCTAGTGGCGAAGATATTACGATGGAAGAATTTTTAAACTTTTTACATCCTTATTCAGAACAAGCTCAAACAGAAGCAGCGGCTATTGAACGAGATGCTAGCAAAGGAAAAGAAACTCTTACCATTGAAGAAGCGAAAAGAATTGAAGGCAAGGAATATCAATCTGTAAAAGATCAACTTAAGTATTTGTCTATTGGTAAACTTTCCGGAATTAATAAGGGTGGTAGGTTTAAATATGTTCGGGGTAATTGGGAACACCAGCATAGTGATTCTGATATTCTAGGAACATCTTATGATCCTGAGTTTGTTCTTAATGAATCAAACTACGGTAAAGAATTAGATACTGATGTAGTATTTACCAGAGATTTAAGATCCGATCTAGAAGCTTGGATTGAACTAGAGCAAAAGATTTTAGCTATTGCAAGTCATACAGATCCATCTAAAGGTATTGCTGCTTGGAGAATTCACGCTGCATTGCCTCCTTACTTTAGAGATTTCTTGGGATTAGGTCCTTATGTGGTGTTTGGTAGAGGAAATATCCTTGGTGCTGAAAACTCTGCTTTGATGCCTACTGAAGCTTTAGACCATAACTCGTTAGACCTTACCGATGAAAAAAGTATATCAGAACTTCAAAGATATCAACATCTATTAAGATACGATCCTCAAAAAATCTTGGCTATTATTAGAGCATGGAAAGACCGTGGACTAGCTAAAATTGATGGATGGGAAGCTAGAGAAACATCTTTTATTTTAGACGAGCTTTCAAAAGAAATGCAAAACGAAGGAGACCCTAACTCTGCTGCTAACTTATTCTATACTCAAAAACTTTTAGAAAGAGTTCACAATCAATCTAGAGCTATTAATATGGCGAACTGGACAAAACGCCAAGGAGAAGGTGGCGGTTATATTATAGCCGTTGATCCAGATACTGGATTCCCTACGGAGTTTACCAACAGTGCTGGAACTTATAAAAGAGAAGCTCTATACCACGCAAAAGAAAGACTACAGTTTCTATTTGGCACCAGAAGATTTACAGAGCTACAACAAGTAGCTAAATCTCTAGGGTTACTAACAGAAATTAGTCGAACAAAAGAAGACGGAAGAACAGAAATTATTATACGAGATAGAGAAGGCAATGTAAGAGCAGATGTAGTTGAGTATCTTACAGAACAAATTGGAGAGCAAACTGATATTAACATTACTGATTTAGGAAATGGTAACGAAGACTATGCATCAGCTCAAATCGCAGGCTACGGTATAGTAGACTTTATGAGTCAAAAACCAATGCCAGCTGTCCAACAAAGAAGTGTTGTTCTAGATAAAGATGGTAATACTGTTCCTACTGAAAGCAATGAAGATAGTGAAACCGCTTCTTTACCTACTGATATCCGCCTTCCTCAAGAAGGAGAAACAAACGCAGCTATGCCCATTCCTGTAATGAAACTAGCTGAGTTAATTCAAAACTTTAAGGCTAGAGAAAGAATGCGGTATATCTTAAGTAAGGATACTTTTACGGACGCAGAAAGAGCTGCCTATAAAGAATGGGTAGAAGCTAAATGGTCTGATGTTTTAGCTGGAATGGATCCTGATCCTACCGGAGAAAACGCACAGATCTTTGTAGTTCCCCAAATAGTAGGCGGATCTCTACATGAAGCTGTAATGTCCCGAGCCGAGGCAAAAGAATTCTTACTAGAACTTATGTTAGATATCCCAAGAAACGCAGAAGCATTTATTCACGACCAAGTTACAAGAAAACGCGGAAGTGCTTTAATGTTTAACGAGGGTCAGGGAGAGAAGGAAATTAATGTTTTAGACAAAGAAGGAAACATTGTAACAAAGAAAATTAAAGACCTCAATGTTGAGGGTGGTCTTATGTTTGACCTCAGCCACGGGGATCACATGCTTGTTCCTCTAGGACGAATTGGTGAAATCATGGCAATTGAAGCAATGGGTCCACAGTTTGCTGGGCTTACCGATATTGTAATAGACAAGGTTGTGCAATACTCAGATGCAGCAAGAAAAGAAGGAACACTAGATGAACTGCTAGCTTTTGAAAACTGGAGTGACAGAACAGCTAGCGGTGTATTTGAAATGAAACTACTTTCTTTAGCAGGAGATGCAGACTCTACTATTGAAATTGAAGTAGATGGTAAAACTAAAAAAGTAAATGCACCTAAACTTTTAGATATGATTAGAGATGGAGTTATAGAACCGGGAACAAAAGCAGAGTCAGATTTTTATCTATCAACAGCAATTATTGCGGCACCTTTATTTGCTATGGGTAAGAAAGGCGGACTACAAACTCTATTTGATGTTATTAATAAAAACGATATTCGTAGTGTAAAAGATCTTCAAGAAAAAGAAGCTGGTCTATCTGAAGGGGATAAAAAGAAGTTAAAACTATTGCGAGAAATATTTAAAGTTCCTGTTATGAGAAGAATTTATGGCGGATCTAAACCAAACTTTGATGTAGAATTTTCAGAGGGAGGCAAGGGATACGAGGCTTTAAAGAAAGCAGGCATGACTTCTGAAGAAGATATTGCTGCTCTTAAAAAAGTTTTATTCTCTGGAAACGGAGGAGCTACGCACATCTCTAAGACTATTCTTATTGACTATGCATTGGGAGTTAACGATAGAACTAAATATCTTGTACAAAAGTATTTGGGTATTGATCAAACCAGAAGCGTACCATTGTTAGACACATGGAAAGAATTAGTTAAACTAGATAATAAAGCCTTGTCTGCTGAGTTAGAAAGATCTCAAACCCACATCAGACTATTAGAAGATTCTTTAAGACAGAAATATGAGATTGATAATCCTGCTGACTTAACATTTGAACAATGGAAAAAAACAAAAGGATATAACAAGAGGTTTGAAAAAGCCAAGGCTTACCTAGAAGAACAAGAAAAAGCAAGTAATCCTATTCACCCCGGTACTGTAGCCTATGAAACATTTAAAAAAATACTTCAAACCACAGATCAACTAAGTGCTGAAAGTATTGGATACTTTAGAGCACTAAATATTCTTAACTCGCAAGAGTATAGGTTAAACGTAGATCGACTACAGTTTGTAGCTCAAAGAGTATTGGGGTTAACAGACTTTAGTGTGCAAGACTTTATGGGATTTGAGCAGCACGCCTTGTATCAGCTTATGTTGCCCACAGCAACTTCAGGAAGAACATATCCGTTAAACACAACCGGACTAAATCCTTTAGGCATCTCTTTAGAAAGAGTAGCAAGAATGCAACCCTTTGTAAAGGATGGAGTTAGGTACAATGACTTTATTGATTATGTAGAAAGAAACCCCGGACTAGATGAAGCTGAGTTTAAAAAGGATCTAGAAGATTACCTAACCAATCACGACGGAGCAGATGCTTTCGGTGCTTTTGATCTTGAAGATCCATCTCTTAGGAAGTTTGAAACTAGAGAAGAGGCTGAAGCTGCTCTTGAAGATCTAATGATTAAACAAGAGATGATGCTATGGTCTAGTTATGATAAGCCACCTAAGGAAGTATTTAAAGACTATACCGCAGAAGACAGTGATGAAGGATTCTTTAATAATCTTCTTACACAGTGGCATCAGCACTCAGAGCAAAGGCACTTGACGCTAAAAGAAGAAATAGCTTTCGAACAAGCCGAAGCAGATAGAATGATAGCAGACGGCAAGAGACCCACAGATAGTCCAGTTCTACAATTAAAAAATAAAGCTGGTGGGTTGGTCAATAAGAAACTAGTTGAAGCATCTGAAGGAGAGTTTAGATATCTTCCTTATCATGTTTCTGAAAGAAATCCTTCTTCGGTAATGATTCACACAGCAGGTCAAAGAGGACCACTATCTATGCGTCCTCGATTTAAAGAAAGACAGTACTATGATATGGGACTATTAAGTTTACAGAAGAGGCACGTTCAAGATAGGATTACTAAAGCAATGGGGCCTATTGAAACTATTAGAACAAACGCAGATTCTCTAACAGAAGAAGATGCTATGATTAGCGGAGTTAACATAGGACACGCTCCAGCTTGGGATTCTAACAAACTGCCTCAGGTACTTCCTACGCTTCCTAGAGCCATTGCCGCAGATCTTAGAACAGACATGGGTCAGAGAGCAGCTAAGATTTATTATGAAGTTTCTATCTGGGCTGAAGAAAGAGGACTCGCAGATAAACTAAAAGAAGATCCAGAAAACTTTGTACGTTTTTATATTATTAGAGAAATTGAAGAAGAGCGCAAGAGACAACTTAGAAGGACCAGAGAGAGTAATATTACAAATGAGAATGATATTATTGCAGCAAGAAATAAATGGATTGGAGGACTGCACGATATTAGTAGATACTCTAGAGATTTGAAAGATCCAGAAGGTAGGCGAGGTCTTCAATTGTTTACAGAAAGACAATCCTTTGCCGCTGTAAATCCAGCTGAAGAAGGCGAACTATACATGGATCTTCTAGTTAATGTAGCCGACGAAAACAATCCAGATGGTTTCTTGTTTACTAGAAGTCTTTTAGATGACGCATTTAAATTAGGGCCAGTACCTACGGGTGAAAGAATTATTATCACGCCAGAAAATGTATCAGATGAAAAGACAATGGAAGAGATATTTGAATTTAAGGATCTTAACTTAGAATCTTGGGCAGTACAAAATGCTGACTTTAATAAATTCTTAGCGGCTCAGTTATTTACAGAAGCAATCGGCAAAGCCATGCTAGAGTTTGAAGGCGGTAAGTATAAGAGTGTAGCGTTTACTCCAGATCAATGGGAATTTGCAATAGATCCAGAAGACCGCAAACCTTTAATTGCACTAGCAAAACAAATGGTCATGGAAATGCCTTCGTTTGAACTTACAGTAGGAATTGAAGAGTCGCTATACAACGACGATAGTAAGATTTCAACTTATAGGATGACCATTAACAGAGAAGGCGTTGCTCCTGAAAAAGGAAAGGAACGAGATAAGAAGGCCGTACCAACTCAACAAAGAAATGTGTTTGGGGCAGCAACGGGCTTTGGTATGCAGGTGATGACTAGAACTAAGTTAAAATCTAAAAAGGCAAAGCTTGCTCTTACACCAGAGCACAGAATGCAGTTATTCTCAATACTAGAAAACGCTCAAACCATGCAGGGAATTACTTTAAGCAATTGGTTAAATAAAGGATTAGGCGTGAAGTTAACAGAGGACGGTCAGATTGTTAGAGCGGTTCCTATCCAAGATAGAGTAGCAGATGCAATGGGCTATACTGCTCGTCCTATTAGAGACGCAGCTATTAACGAAGCTGAGGCCCTAAGAAGAGTTAGTTCGGTAGACGGTGAAAGTAGTGTTAGAATGATTGACGACCCTCTTACCAGCGTAAGGGGAGCTAGAGTTAATGTAGTAGATTTAGATTACTACGCTAGGGATAACTCTTCTTGGGGAGACGGGTCTATTAATACTGCTTGGCTTGAGTCTTACGTTAGTCCTATTACTAAACTAATTCATATGCTAGATAGATCGGGAATTCAAGCCGGTAGTGAATTGGCAGATCTTAAGTTAGAACTACAGTCTTTAATTGCTTTAACAAGAGAACAGGACAATATGTCTAGTGTTGTTGTAAGATTAATTGCATTAAAACTAGAAGATCCTTCTTTAGATTTTAGAAAAAATAAAATCAAAATGTTTTTTACAGACGCAGAAAGAAACGGAGATGACTTTAATACTGCTATTAACAAAGCTGACTCAATTATTTTAAAAATTAAAAAACACACATCAGACTATGGAGTTACTAGAAAACTTCCCGGATATTACGAAGCTAGGCAGTTTATCACAACTCAAGAATATAGTCCTGCTAACTTTGAAGAAACACTTCTTGCTTTTAAAAAGTATCTAGGAGATCCTACATTTGTTGGAACAGATGATCAACTAGAAGATGCACTTAGATTTGCTTTTAGAGATTTAGACGAAGAAAGATTAGATATTGACGAAGCTATGAGTTTCTTTGGAGGAGAAAGAATTGCTTCAGAATCTTTAGAATTATTTACTAAAGGAACTGAAGAAGAGCTTTTAACATCACTAGGGCCAGCAATTGAAGACAATCCTGAGTTAGGATTAATGGTCAGAGGTCCAATAAGAAACTTAAATAAATTAATTAGAGAACAAAAAGTTCTTTCAGAAGAAGCTGGGGTAGCTATTAAGGCTATGCTATTTAGAGCAAATCAGTTAAATCCAGATATACTTCTAAATCTAAAGTTTGAATTTATTACAGAGCGATTAGAGGGAGTAGCCCAAGCAGAAAGAAAGGGAGATAATTTTACAATTAGACTAGGCTCTAACTTTAAAACTATTACAAAAGATAATCCTTTAACTGCAATTCAAATAGTTGCTCACGAACTAGCTCACGTTGCTAGGCTAAAATTTATTGCAGATAACTCTAGAGAATATAATGGGTTATTAGGACTTTGGCAAAGCGACGAAGGCAGGGACATGTTACGAAAGGCTGTTCAAGCTTTTCATGGTGGAGTATTTACTTCTGAAGCTAAAAAAGAATATGAAAGATATTTAAATAATCCTGAAGAATTTATCGCAGGATTTATGTCATACTTTCTTTTAGGAGACACAAATGTTGAGATTAGAGATTTAACTAAAAAACAAAAGGGAATGTTTAATGAGTTAACTTCTATTGTAAAAAGAATGATGACTTATGTTTCTAATATTTTAAACAATCTTCAAAATGCGTTTTACACTGGAAATGAAAAGTTTGATAAAGAGGTAAGAGCACTTGCTCTTCGAGTATGGGGACATGATGCAGCGACAGGAAAGCCTGCCCTAAGACAACTTGATTCTGGTCAAGTTGCAGATGCTACATATGGATGGAGTCAAAGATTTAAAGATACTAAAGAATTTGTAGTAGACCCTGATAAAGATTTACAAATAATTAAAGGACACAAAGAATTAGCTAGACTAAACTCAAAGGCTGAACTTACAGAAGAAGAAATTCTTACTAAACATAAAATCAATGACTTCTTATACGCAGAAGGTACTTATGCTCAAGAAAACTTTGGTTTGAATGGCCTATCACGCTCTGATTATTTAGCAACTCTTCAACAGTTAAAAGAAAAATATCCATCTAAAAAACGAAGTGATTTAGAAAATGATTCTAGAAATAACGATGAATCTATTATTGATATACGAGAGATACTTGCTCAAGGTACTAATAAAGAAAAGGCCACTGCTTTAGCTTACCTTATGGATGCTGTATCAAAAACATACGGAGATCCTATAGCTAAAGGTCTAGGTGCCATTGGAAACAGTATAGCAGATAGCATTCCTAATGTTAAGCAAGCAGCGGCAAAACAAGCATTATTTAACTTACTACTAGGTGATACCGGATCGGGAGAAACATTTGGTGCTGAGTTCTTACTGCCTATTCTTATTACGCAAATGCTAGATGATAATATTGTTACTGCTACGGGTAATTATCTAAACACAGCAGGAACTCCTTCTGTTAGAACAAATATTCAAAAGCTAGAGACGTTCTCAACAAGTATTAGAACCAGTAAAAATCAAATTGCAGCTGCTCTTAGAGGTATTACAGATGTAGCAAAGAGAACAGTATTTGAGTCGTTTGTTAGTGACACCGATAAAAAAGTTATGGCTAAGTTAGACAAACAGCTTATTACAAGTGTAACTAAATTAAACGAAGGAGAGGCAGAGTTTACTTTCGATCTTTCAGAAGATGCATTAGGGGTAGCACTAAATGATAAACAAAAAGCAGTTATTCTAAAAGCTCTTGGAGAAATTAAAAATACGTTTACTCAAATGGCAGAAGATAATATTAGAGACGGAATATCTATTGGTGAATTTGGCGAAGGTTTTACGCAAGTAGTTCCATATCGTTTAGGCAATTCATTGCGTGCCGAAGATGTAAGAGCACCAGAGTTTAAAGATACAATGACTAGCTTAATTCAAAAAAGATTATCTCAAGGAATAGAAAGCGGTCTTCTAGATGGAACAGTAATGGCTGCGGTAGGACTTATCCCGCACTTTGGAAATAACACAGCAGCAAGAGCAGATCTAGAAAGACTTAATGCTCAGTATCCTCAATTGGTAGATGCTATTTTAGCCGAAGCAGTTAAACAAGAGGGAGATACTGAAAGACAAACTAAAGAAAAAGTTAACCTATTAAAAGCAAAACTAAATGATACCGCTAATGTAGATTCTTTTGTAGAGTTACAAGTAGGTACTGGGCGTTTCTTAAACAAACTTGCACAGGGAACAATCACTTTAGATAGCATATTTACTAGGGCTAGTCAACGTATTGCTTTTGTAACAGAGTATAAGACTGCTGTAGAAAATGCTAACAAAAGATCAGCAGATGCTCGAAATAGATTAGATGCTTTAACAAAAGAAAGTGGAGACATTCGCTCTAATACATTCTTTAGTCCTACCACAAAAGATACTCCTGTAGCAGCCTTTGATAGAGCAGCTGATAACCCAATTGAATTTATTTTTAGAAACTTTCACAAGAGAGCTTCTAGGGGAGCGTACTATCCTAACGATAACTGGGCAATCCCTAGTGTAAGAGAAGCACTAGAAGCTAATGAAGATATCCAAAAATATTTTGTAACAGACATGGCAGCATTAGCTGAAAATGCAAAACAAGGTCTATTTAATGATATTGCTGAAAAGAAAATGTTTAGAGAGTTCGGAGTACACGGAAACATTGAGCATGTATTAACTCTTATTAGTAGCGTAGCCTTTAGCGATTATTCAGTAATGGCTCCAGACGGAACGTCAATAGAAGGTCAACGAGTAAAACAAGTTGTAGAAGTATTAAGAAACAAACATAATGCTTTAAGAAATATTATTGAAAAACCAGAAGGAACTAATACGGGTTCAGTAGAAAGTTCTATTGTAGATTATGCTAATGCTGCAACAAGAATTGCATATGGAGGCAACCTATTCCTTGCTACTACTATTGTAGAAAACGGATACAGTGCAGTAGACGAACTAATCGGAAGAGGAAATATTGTAGGATTTTTAAGAAGTGCTTTAGCTCCCTTTAGTCAACTTACAAATAGAACAGAAAGAGCAAGAGTATTAAAAGATTTTGCTTACCTAATTGAGTCAATGACACAAGGATTTTTACCTGAATACGAAAGACCGTTAGGTACAGAAGGAGATAGTACGGTATTAAAAGCACTCAAGGGCTTGGGTTCTGCAAACATGAGGCTTGCTAAGTGGCAACTTAAAAACATTACCGCAGCCCGTGCAATAAATATTAGATCTTTTATTCAGTCATATTTAAAACCAAACAAAGATGGAACGTCTAAGTTAAGTGAATTAGCTAGATTGTTAGAAGAATCTAATCTTTCTAAATTACCAATTGAAGAACAAGAACCAGCTTTAAAAGGAATACTAAGAAAGGCAAAGATTGGAACAAACAACTTACCAATAATTTCTTACCTTATTAAAGCAGGATTATTAGAACCTACTAGATTAAGTATGCTTTTAGAAATGATGCCTGCCGAAGGACGTTACAGTCCATTTGAAATGACTCAGGAATTGTTTACCACTAAATCTCCTAGAACTAATGCAAAAGAGTTTCAACAAAAACTTGACATTATTACAGCCCTTAAAAATATTGAAAGAAGATATGTAGAAGAAGCTATTCTAGCTCCCAATGCATTTGATACTGCTACTGGTCCTAGAGGAACATTTGAACAAATCTTTGAAATCTATCGTAGATATCCCGTTCTCTTTGCAAGCCAACAAGTAATTAGAAAGTCAAGCAGGGTTGGAGTAGTTAGAGCAGGTTTTAGTTTAACTTCCTTGATTCTTTTAGATATGCTTTATATGGCTGCTCTATCAATGGCAGCAGGTAAACCACTTGAAGATGTTGTAAAGGATTATGAAGAAGCTCCTCTAGCTAGTGCAGGCAAGCTTCTTTTAAGAACTCCAATCTTTGGTAGATGGTTAGCTATGGTTGGTCCAGTTTTAGCTAAAGGTCTAGAAGCTATTGAAAAAGGTCGTATGCCATCTGGATATGAACTTACTCAAGCTTTCCAGTCTGGTTCTGGTTTTATTCCTGTAGCAGCTTTAGGAGCAGCAGCAGGTTCTCTTCTAACAACATTCCAAACTATAGGGGGCGTATTTGGACTTAATGAGATGCCTAGAGGACAAGAACTTGTTAACTCTTTACGATTAATTCCAGCAGGAGACGCAGCAATTAGACTGGCTATCTTCTCCTTAGCGGGAGATAGTATTGAAAGGAAGAAAAGACGAGGACCAAGCGGAGCAGGATCTTATGGAGGACAGCAGCCAGTCACAGGGCTTCACTATGGAATGCACAGAAACGATGCTGCTTTTACTTGGGAAAGCATGTACAAGGACATGATGACTCCTATTCTAAATGGCGAGTTACCTCAGGTTGTAAAAGAGTATTATAAAGACATAGAACAAATGGATGCAATGCAAGAGCTGGGAGCCACGCCCGCCTCTCCACAACCCGCCGCGCCGCCCGCAAAACCCGCGCCGTCGCAGCCAGAGATCACTACACCTAAAGTAGATCCTGTAGACTCTATACTAAATCAAGGACCTACCAAGGCACCTGATACTTTACTCGAATAGCCTTTACATCCGGGGGACAGACAATGGAAGCTATTGAAGGACACCTTATTGACATTTTAATGACAGTAGTGAGCACAGCACTTTTTGGACTTATTGGTTTTGTCTGGAAGATTAGTCACAAAATTTCAAACCTAGAAAAAACCGTTGACACCTTACATAAAATGCAATCTAGAGATGTAACTGATTTAAGAAAAGATATTGATATGATATGTGCTAATATGGATAAAAACAGAGAGTGGACTACAAATAGAATGATGTCAATTGCCAAGGAGATGCCTAGATGATACTATTAGATACTTGCATCCCACAGCTAAATCCTTTTGACGTACATCGATTAGAACTAGAAAATGGATACCTGCATAGCACTGGAGGTGTAGCTACGGAAACCCGAGTAGTTGAAATAGATTATTTTGATAATAGGAGAATAGTCACAAACTTGTTTGATTCTCAAGGAACCGCAACACTTACTAACATAACTAACAATAATCATCAAGCAAGAAAAGTTAAATACCGACATCATGTAAAAATACCATATGGTGATTATGTAGTCACTCAACACGATGACGATTACGAAGTATGTGCAATTGATGGAGAAGTTATTTTTTATGTAGAGGTTCCACTGGCTAACGGAGCAACACACGAAGTTGATTGGGTATACACTATTGAGATTGAACCATACGGTGACTTAGACGGTGACGGTAGAATCCGAGGATATGATCTTGGTTTGTTTTTTGCTGGCTGGGGACTGCCCGGTGAAACTGACTTTAACAATGACGGTATTACCGATGGAGAAGACATGGGTATTCTATTTGAGAACTGGACCGGATAAATCGACTAGGGGGTCACGAATTTATCTGAGGTGATGTATAGTATTGCGCTGTTGCAGTACCCCCCGTAACCCTGTTCGAAAGGATTTGGAATTATTGTTCTTAGCTGGATACTGTTCGTCATGATGGTTGTTGTCATGGTACTGGCAACCATCTCACCGTTGTTCTTTTCTTCTGAAGAGAACGATGAGGATTATCTGGAACCGGAAGAAGTAGACCCGGAGACTGGAAGGTACCACTAACACACACCGCCTCACGCTCCCTTTACTGGGAGCATGAGGTATTCCGCAGGACTAACCCCGTCAAGGTGACGGACTAATCCTGTTACTCTAATGGAGGGTATCCATATGGATGCTACCATTACCGTACATCGGCGTAACACTGGAACGCCGATTGAGTTCAGGACGAACGTCCTGTTCGCGTCTTCTTTCGAGAAGGCACTTCAGGATGGCAACGCCACGGAGCTGGAGCAGATGATCGTCAAGATCAAGAAGCTTCACGACTACGTGCCGGAGTCCGAAGACAGCTTCGTCTCGGAACCTCATGTCTTCGACACGATTCGTGCTGACGGACATCGATGGTACTGTGTCGCTCGTACCTGCGTCACGGCTCAGGAGTTTGAGCATCTTGAGAGAGGTCTGGAAATCATGTGGGTTCCCGAACCCTACCAGACCCTCACCGACTGGACCTTGGACATCAAGGAAGCGTCGAAGGATCTCAAGCTGTTCATCTGAACTCACCAGCCCTCACTGTTCCCGAAAGGGAATGGTGAGGCTTAAGGATTGTGGTTGCAAAGGATGCAACCAATAGAGATGTCTTCTCTAACACAAGGTAGTGTGGTGTAGAGAAGAGAGAATGTATGCAGACCCGTACTTGTTGTGCTGGGTCGAGGCCCTATTCGAAAGGATGTAATTTGGGCCTGTTCGTGTTTGTGGATCTAGCACGTATGCTAGGTTCGGTTCCTAACCCATCTGGTCTCAGAAGAGACAGAAAGAATTTACTCTATGAGTAAGCTCAAGATGGCTAAGGACTTGAGGCACAGGATCCGCAGCTATGCGGACTCCCTCCTCCAGTCCAAGCTCAAGTGGTGGCTGGAGGACAAGAAGTCCGAAAGCTGGATCATGTCCGAGTTGTCCATCCCGGTGTTCATGCAGTTCCGGGATGACCTCACCCTCGATACCACTCCCATCAAGATCGATGGCAAGGAGTCTCGTCTCCTTGAGGTGGACGATCTCAAGTCCGTTCAGCGAGAGATCTTCATCGCCCTCGATCAGAACATGGAGCGGTTGGAGTTGGACGGCTGGGAAGCTCCCCAGCGTCGTCTGGCTCATCGCACGCCTCCGACCCTCGATGGTCAGTTCGAGCCTGTGGTCGCTCGCAGGGGGGATCTCAAGATCTCCTCGGAGCAGAAGCAGGCCATGCAGCATCTCACCAACACGCCTTGGGTCATCAACCAGAAGAACTGGGATGACATCAAGGAGTTCAGGGAGAGTCTGTCGGACGAGGATCGTAACAAGATCTTCTACGACTACGAGGACGAAGAGGTCTCGGCTCTGATGACGGAAGAGGAACAGAGCGGCGACAAGCTCGCTTCTCTCTTCGACCGCATCGGAGACACGATCTTCTTCTTGGTCACCCGGAGGATGGATGAGGCGGGGCGTATGTATCCCTGTCCCATGCATCCGGTCTACAGCCGGTGGCTGCGGTGCGTCTTCCAGTTCCCCTCCCAAGAGTTGACGGAGGACGGCTGGAAGTTCCTGCGGAAGCACATCAAGGAGTCCTACGGACTCTGCAACGATGCCAAGCGGGATGCGTGGGCGAGGAACTGCGACCGGGATCCCCAGAAGCTCTTCACCGAGAAGGGCAAGAAGGGTGCTGATGAGCTGGCTGCTGCACGTGGCTGGCTCGAGGCACGGGAAACCGGAGCCACTGGCTACACCGTCTCCAGAGACTTCGTGGCTCAGGGCATGGGACTGATCGCGGCAAGAGAAGGATGCCCGTGGCATCACGATCTCGTCAACGTCAATTCCGACCAGTTCGTCTCGGCACACGATCGGTTCTCCGGTCGTATGCAGGACATGATCCGTAACTTCAGGATCCACAGCTTCGATGCTCTCAAGGGCATCTCCAAGAGCTGCATCACCCCCGGCATGTATGGGGGTGGCGGGAGTGCGATCTCCTGCAAGCTCACGGACATGTCCAAGGATGCCTTCGGTGAGTGGAACTTCGGCGAAGACGGGAAGAAGTTGCCCGAAATCGACCCGATCCTGCTCGACTACATCGGTAAGGACTTGTCCCCCGATGAGCAGATGGATGCTATCTTCAGCCTCTCGAAGAAGCTGACCCGCATCCTCCACTCGACCTTCCCGTTCCTCAGTCCCTATCAGGAAGCGGTTCGCCGCCACTGGAAGGGACACATCCAGAACGGCAAGTTCCCGGTCTTCACCGGAACCGATGGCTACGAGTACCACTCCTCTCCGTTCAACGTGAACAAGAAGTTGACCCGTTCGGTCAGGTTCTCTCGCTACCGCGACGGCAAGAGGGTGGGGCAGCCCAGCGTTCAGTGCTGGCTGCACCAGCTGGAAGAGTCCGGCACGCCCATGTGTGCCAAGATCATCTTCATGCTGGACAGGTTGATCGCGATTCGGATCATCCTTGCACTCGCCAAGCGGGGCATTCATGTCTGCTCCATCCACGATGCGTTCCTCGTTCACCCGAACTACGGATACATCTTGGAGCAGGTGGCGACCGAGGCGTACAACTCCGTCATGTCGGAGAACGCCGATGTCATCGGTAGGATCTACCACGCCCTGCCGAACGATGCTGTCCTCCTGAGGGCCTAGCCTCAAGTCCTACACACCACGATCTCCCCTGCCCTTCGGGGTGGGGGAGTTTCTTTCATTCCGGGGTTAATCACTAACGGTCAACACTGAGACCTGAGAGTGAGGGCAATACACTCCCGATACTGCGTCTCCTCCTTATCACTGTGCCGCCCACACGTCCCGCGCCCGCACGGCGGGGCGTGCGGGAGGGTTGATTTGGTTCGCGGCCCCCCGAGGCGGCGACCCAGAGTGGGTTTGACGTAAAAGTGGGTGTAAGAGTAGTTATCCCCTTAGGTCTGCCCTGATAGTCTGTTAATTAGGGTGTGATGATCGGGTAGGGTCACACCTAGACTGGATGCTAGGCCGTACACCTAGACAGTCCTTAGTACTACCCTTGGAGTAAAGTCATGCCCCAGAGCATCGACATGACCCCACTTCCTCCCAAGGAGAAGAAGCCCCACTGGTCTCAGAGGGACTTGACTCCCAAAGAGGTGATCAACCTCGTCTCCAACTGCCGTAAGGCGATGGGACAGAGCAACGACTGGTCTCCTGCCCACAAGCAGGCACTGGTTGCCAAGGCCGCAGAGCACGGCATCACCCTCAA